CAGGACAGCTATTACATCCTCCTGTAAAGTTTAATTTGCCTCCACATTCAGGACAAGTACTAACCTTTGTTTCCGGTTCTTCTAATTTTTCAAGTTTCATTTCAGCATGATCTGTATTAAATCTTTCGTTTAATTCTAATAGTGCTTTACCTATAGCACTCGGACAACAGTTACCAACACTTGTATCTTTTTTAGCATAAGTTCTAACAGTATAAGATGGACAAGCGGGTACACTTTTTAGTTGGTCAACTATCTCTTGAACTGTAGCACCTTTTTTCCCTGCTAATGATATTAATCTTGATAATCCTACCATAAAACTATTACATCCACCTGTACTACCTTTGTCTAAGAATATATGACATAATTGACCAGTTTGCTTATGGAAATATACTGACATCCATAAACTACCACATCCTGTAGTTAATTGAGTGCCATATGCTACACAGTTATCAATTGAAGTATCACTTAATGGTATGTGTATAGGGTCTTTCACTGGTTGTTCTTTTGGTTTATCTACCACTAATACACCTTCTTTTTTACATCCCGCTCTATAAATTGTTAACCCTTTGCATCCTTCTTCCCATGCGGCTTGATATAAATCTCTTATAGTTTCAACACTAGTATCATTAGTTACATTGACTGTACTACTTATACTAGCATCAATATATCTTTGCCATTTAGCTTGGATTGTAACTCTATCGAATGGATCTATATTTTGAGCAGTGGCTATATTATCCACTTTTCCTTCGTCTATTAAGTCCATATCAATCATCTTTTGTATTATTGGAGTATATACCTTGTAATATACATCTTCTCCGTGAAGTGATTCAGTTTTTCTTGTATAGTGTGTAGCAAATATTGGCTCTACACCTCCACTTACACCGAGCATAGTACTTATACTTCCAGTCGGTGCTATAGTGAATAATTGGCTATTTCTAAGTCCATATTGTTTTATCAATCCAATAGTATTACCTTCAATAACATTATGGTTTCTTAATACAGATATAAAATCACTTGATAACAATAATTTTGAATCACATTGTGGAAAACTCTGTGTCTCTTTAGCTAATATAGCACTCTCTTTTAATCCTGTATTAACTAATGTACTACCAACTGTATGGATTATATCCAAAGCACGTGCTGAGTCATATTGACAACTCATTTTTAATAACATATCAGCAAATCCCATTATACCAAGTCCTATTTGTCGCCAATCACGTACACTATTTCTTTGCTCTTTTAACGGGTGTAATTCTAATCCTTCATCTAATACATTGTTTAATGCTCTAATAGCTATTCTTACTGCACTTTTAAACTCTGGTATATTAAATGCTGCTTGTGGAGTAAATGGATTCTCTACGAATTCAGATAAATTTAATGCTCCTAATAAACAACTACCACCTGCGGGAAGTGGTTCCTCAGCGCAGGGATTAACTCCTGCATATTCAAAGTTGTCAAAGTTATTTAATAAGTTATAACTTTTTATGGTATCCCAATATAACATTCCCGGTTCAGCCCAGTCATAATTATTTTTAGCAATGTGGTCTAATATATCACATCTATTTGCCATGTCCTCATCACTCATACGTACTGATATATTACATTTCTCCAACTTATTATCTAGTTTAGCATCGATAAAATCATGTACGTCAGGGTGACTACTATCTATACTAATCATTAATGCTCCACGGCGGCCATTCTGACCAATAACTCTTGCAGTTTGTTCTAAAACATCCATAAAGGATACTGCGCCACTAGTTGTAAGGGCTGCATTGTGTACCGCTGCTCCTTTTGGTCTTAATGCACTAATATCTACCCCGCAGCCTCCGCCATAGCTAAATGTGCGGGCTAATTTCATAGCAGCAGTATATATACCTTCAATACTATCTTCTGGGGGTGCTACTACATAACAGTTACTATAAGTTACTCCTCTATCTGTAATACCTCTATTACTAAGTATTCTGCCACCAAATAAGAACTTCTTATCTACTATTAGTTGTGCCACTTGTTTATCTCCACCTGATACTCTATCTAGCCATTGGTCAAAACTTTCATCATTACGTTGATATTTTTTCTTCCAAATATCTTCTCCTAATTCACTTAATTTCCAATCCTTTAATTTCATACAACTACCTCCTTTATTCTATTAAAAAGTCTTACTATATATAGTATAGTAAGACCTCCCTATTTACTAACCTAATAAATAATTTAATTTCTTTTGTAATGCTCTTCTAATACCGACAACACCTGCAGTGCTAACTCCAATTTCTCTCGCCATATGAGATTGTTGTAAGTCACACATATGGTCTAGTGCCACCATGCAGTATTGAAGTTGTTTTGGTGATAGATCTTCTTTATTAACTAAATCAGATAATTCAACTTTATCATATTCATCTTCAATGCTTGTTTCTTCCCATCTATCCTCAGTTGTTTCAAAGCAACTCATTGGAGTACATTGATCACCATTGTTGGCTTTTCTCTTATTGCTTGAGTTACTTTGTGTTAGAGTTCTAAGAGCATTCTTAATATAAACACATATCATACTAGTTAATTTACCACTACTATTCTTTTCAGGATTATAATTTTCAAAACATTTCCATATTTGTTCTAATATAATACTTGTAACTTCGTCGGTACTTACACCAACATATTTTTTACTTACTTGGTAAAATAAATTTTTATTCATTTCAAATACATATGCAATAACTTCATTATGTAATCCTGCTTGGTAATCTTTTAATAATTCCTCATCAGTGTGTTCCATTCCATATACTTTTACTACATCATTAAACATACATCATTCCCCCTGGTAACTTATATTTTTTTATCTTTTATTTATACTTATATTATATTGTTACTTATATAATTATGCAACTATTTTTTTATAAGTTTATTGGTGAAATTTTTAATTTGTTAAATTCCGTGTCTAAATCGTTGATGTCTCTACTATCTAAGTAGTTTACCTTGCTCAATAACTTAGTCTTACCTAAATGATGTAATAATTTTCTACTTCCTTTTTTACCTGCTTCATCGGGATCTAATGCTATTATATAATGTCTAATAGGTAACTTATTCAACATAGCATACTGATTCCCTCCTCCAGTACCAAATAAACATATTGCTGGGTGTCCTAACTTCCAAAGAGTTAACATATTAAAGGGAGATTCCACTATATATACTGGTTGTTTATATAGTTTTAATTTCATAACTTCACTTGCTCCTAATAGATAATCAGTTTTACTAACCCCACTTGGTATATAGTAGGTTTTCCCTATAATACTTCTACGTTGTATCCATTTTACCTCACCTTTTAAATTGGGAACTGGTATAGTTATGCAGTCATCTCTACGGTCATATCCAATGTCAAACTGTTCAATAATGTCATCCGTTAAACCACGCGAATACATATAACCAACAGTGTATCTGTAACCTTGTAACACCTCCTGTGGCACGTTTGGTAGGTCTTCTTGAGTAATTCTTCGTCTACTTAAATTTAGCCCCACCTTACGGGTTTTAACAGTTAGGCCGGTATTATACTGAGCTTTAATCCATTTATTCCCAAATATTCCACCATCGTTATATCCAAAACAAGAACTGATAAAACTGGTTAGTGAAGCAGTATATCCACAAGTAAAACAATGCACTGTCCCAGGTTCTATTAGTTTAGATCCCTGATACTTCGGTACAATAGAAACCCCACAAGAGGGTTTATGCTCATGTCCGTCTTTATGAATTGGACAAGTTATCATGATGTTATCTCCTGTGGGTTTTATATCATTTAGTAAGAATATTCCATTACTCATTAAACTACCTTTTAGGTCTATTAATAACTGTTGGTACGTTGTATCAAGTTCCATACCATTAACATTAATCATCCTCGCACAACTCCCATCTACTAAAGTTTTCTATCCACTCGTCTAAGCAATCAGTGCTACAAAACTTAAGTTTCTTATAGCTGCAATAGTCAGGTAACTCTAAAACTATATAATCATAATCTAATCTTTCCTCACATTGTTCACATCTTTCATGTAGCATAATTATCCCTCCTGTACTTTATATAATAAATCAAACAATGGGTCTAAGTGTTCAAATAATAAATCCCCATTATCCACCGCTTTGTTTATAAGCCATTTTAATTCTTTTACTAAATCCTTTTCAATTTCCATTTCTCTTATTTTTTTACCTGTTAACATATAATCAACTCCTTTAAATATATTATATTTTATTATTTAAATTTACTAACTAACAAATTAAAAAAAATAAAAACCCCTGACACTGTCCGCTCCAATGTCAGGGTAAAAAAAGGGGAGTTATATTATGAGTAGAAGAATGTGCCTCCACATTTCCTCTACATATATAGTATAGAAAAAATTGCCATTTTGCTAACTTTAAAATAATTTCTTTTGTCTATTATTTAATTTAGCATATTCTAGTCGCTCTTTAGATATATTAAAATAACTTTCTACTTTCTCGATTCCTATAAAATTTCTATTATTTAATAAAGCCATTTTACCAGTAGTACCACTCCCCATAAAACAATCTAGTATTACATCTCCTTCATTTGACCAGCTTAATATATGGTCTTCAGCTAACTTTTCAGGAAATATAGCTGGATGTTTATGTGCTATTTTATCTTTTGTGTTAAAACTATTACCAACAACATATCTCCATATATTATTTCTTGGAGAAAATTTAGGTACTGGTTTAATTTTATTAGTTTCTTTCAGATCACCATTCTCATCTCTTTGTGTGTTTTTCCCCCAATTTGTATGTCCCGCCCATTTATTAGGTTTATCACAAATTAAATTTACTGTTTTGGGTTTCCCTTTACTAAAAACAAACATATACTCAAATATTTGAGTATATCTATTACCAGTTTTTCTTGCAGGAAAGCTGCTAGTATTCTTTTCATATATCATAGTATCATGCAAATTAAATCCTATTTCTTTAAAATATAATGCTTGTTTAAAGGATGTTCCTGTTTCACTTCCATTCTTAGTTTTATCTCCAACTATCCACACTACCACGCCACCATCTTTAGTTATTTTATATAATTTATTTGCTACTTGCTTAAATATATCGAAATTCCATGTTAAAGAGTTCTCATAATCCCTTAGATCATCGTAGGGAGGACTTGTTACAGTTAAGTCTACTACTACTCTCTCCTCAATCAATTTATCCATAATCTCTAAGCAGTCACCTTGATATAATTTATATTTATCATTAATAATTTCCATATTCCTCAATTCCTCCTTATAATTTTTTTTAAAATACATCAGTTACATCATTTATTTTATTTTTATTTTTCAAAGGTAGTTGTGGCTCAATGTCAGCTCCATCTTCCAGTTGTTCAGTTACAAAAGTAAATATACCATTATCTATATCCCACACATATAGTAGCTGCTTATTATTTTCGCCATATCTATTTTTAGTTATTTTAAGGCTCAACCCCGCTTTAGTTTGTACTAAAGAAATTACTCTACTACTATTTTGTGCAATGCCATCACTCTCTCCTATATCAGCAAGTTCGGGGTTTTCCGGCTTATCTATATCCGCCTTATTACGGTTGGCTTGGGCATCCACTATAATTGGAATGCTAAATTCTATACTAATATTAAATAAATCTTGAGCTATATGTGTGTACTGTGTTCTTGTTTGATCTCCCTTTCCACGTCGTTCATCTTCCATTAATGATATCTGGTCTATACCAACTATATCCGGTTTATACTCTTTTATAAGTGCTCTCAATTTAGATACAGTTAACATTTTACCTCCAAAGTCTACCGGAGTTACTACTATATATGGTGGTAATTCTTTATTAGTTTCTAGGTCGTTAATATATTGTTTATAGTCACCATCACCTATTGTACCCCTCATTAATTGGGAGTTAGTGTAGTTCATACCTAATGTATCATTTCTATATGCCACTTGTAATACCCCCATTTCACCACTGTAATGGAGTACTTTTTTATATTGTTTGTTGGCTTCGGTTAAAAACTTTTGTAGCAACCAAGATTTACCTTGATTAACTCTACCAACTATAGTAACTAATTCTTCGCCAGGCAGCCATCCATTAAGTATCTTATCTAATTCAGGTAAGCCACTTCCAATTCCAAGCATACCACCTTTAGCACGTTTATTCTCTAAGTCCTTTATTTTCTCATCTACCATGTTGTTAATATTTACACCACCACTTTGTACCGTTTGATCTAGTAGACGTTGTGCTCTTGTTACTATGTGTTGTAAGCCATCAAAGGCGTTCTGTTCTAATATATCACCGCTAGATTGAAATAATGAAACCCCCTGATCAAATAAATAATTTTCCTTAAGGTTATATATAATATATTTTAATGGCTCTAATACTTCCACGACATCAAAGTCCGGAAATTTTCCCATGAATGTTTCCCAGTCAGGTACTTTTCCATAAGTTCTAAAATGGGTACTTATAAACTCAAATTCTTCTTGATAGTCCTTGAAGTACTCTTTTGTTATTCCTTGGCCTGTGTATTGATCCAAGTTATTATTATTTAATATATCATTTATGGCTTGCAATTGTACCATTATATTCTCACCCCTTTTGGTTTCCTTTGTGGCTTGTTAGTAAATTCAACTATTGTACTTGTATCTAATATTCTGCTTGCCAATCTACCCCCAATATTATCATCCAATTGTTCATCAATAACATTACTAGTAAATATATTAGCTTTGTTATTTACTATACGAGGATTGATTAAACTGAATAATATTTGATGGTCATATTCTTTTAATTTTGTAACTCCTATGTCATCCCATACTATAAGGTCTACGCTTGGGATTAATTTTTCCATTTCTTCTAGTCTTAAGTCAGGTCGTTTTATGGCATTTCTTTTAGCCATTAGAAATTCATCTACATTGATGAATAGACCTCTACAACGAGTGCCATTGCCATTCCAAATATTACTAAAATATTTGCTCATCAACTTTATGGACCAAGTAGTTTTACCATTACCAAAGTAAGGACTGTATAAATATAGATTACATCCATCATGTACAAATTCATTAATATTATTCTTCACACCATTAAGATATTCATACTTTTTAAGGTCATCTCCAGCGCTCAACTTCAAGTCCTCCGGTTGCTGCTTATTTGGTGGTATATTTGCTAGATTAACTAAATAGTAATACTGAAAATATACACTACAACTACAATTGCAGTCCTTTGTATTATACATAGGACAGTTAGTCCTAAACCAACATCTATTTTTAATAAATTTAAAATCTTTTACATCATACATATGCAAAACCTCCCTTTACTTATAGTATATTAAAAATTCTAATTTTACTAACAAAGAAAAAACCCCCGATACCAAAGGGGGAATAGGTACCGGGGTAAAAAATAAAATATTAAGGGGTTGTGTATGTAAGGGAGGGGTTATTTCCCTTACATATATAGTATAGAAAAAAGTTGTGTTTTACTAACTACTAAAATAATCTTTTTTGTCTTGGATGTAATTTCTTAACAAAATCTTTTATCTCAACATATAAGTCATCACTAAATGGTATATCCTCTAATTTATACACACCATATTTCCCTAATAACCATGCTACTACAGTCTCATAATTTGCATAATCTTGTTTTTTAGTTTTAATAAATAAATTACCTTTAATGGCTTTAACAATGGCTTTTACTTGAGCATCTTTACACCCAACCAATTGTGGTACTCTTTTGTCAAGTTCAGTACTAACTACATTTCTAATAGTGCTCTCAGTTGGTATCGCAACTTCCTTGCCAAATAATATGTCCATTATATCCCTTCTTAATTGTTCGGCAACTGGACTATCAGTTAACATCATACCTACCACTATTACCGCTTTAGTTGGATATAATCTTAATCCTCTATTTGGTACATTCTCTAAAGTTTCATCTTGAAACTTTAGGATTTCACTTTTTTTATATACTTTATATCCATATCCTTTTAACTCACTTTCATTTCTAGTTGCTAACGTTTTAATAGTTTTATTTGGCACTCCATAAAAATTAGCTACCATTGGTTCAGTCATATAATCTACTACATCACCATATTTCTTAAGTAGGTTAACTAAATTTATTTTCCCTTCTTGTTCCTTAGCTAATACAAGTTGTCTATCAGCTTCATTACCTATTAAATTTAATCTCATATAAATCACTCCTCCAAATTTTATTTATCTTGTGTTACAAATATAGTATATAAAAATACCAAATTTTACTAACTAAAATAAATAAAAAAATTCCAACGGGTTACCAAGCCGTTGGAATATAAATATGGGGATTGTTAATAATTTCTTAGTTGGTTATATGAAGTTAATCACCTACTCTCTTATTATACACTACTGGGTCATATAAGAAAATAATAAAAATTAAAATAATAAAATAATTTAATAATAAGTTACATATATAGTATAGAAAAACTATACAGTTTACTAACTCTAAAATAATTTTTTTTGTCTATTATTTAAGCTAGCATATGCTAGTCGTTCTTTAGTTATATTAAAATATTTTTCCTCTTTTTCAATGCCTATAAATCTCCTTTTGGTTTTTAAACAAGCAACCCCAGTGCTACCACTACCCATAAATGAATCTAAAATTACATCATTTTCATTTGTTGATTGTTTTATAAAAATCTCTAATAAATCAACGGGTTTTTGTGTTGGATGTAATTTATTTCCAGTTCTTTTGGCTTGTATAACATCCGGTAATCTTTTACCATTTCTTAATCTTCTCCCCTTATGCCCAAATAATATAAATTCGTGCTTAGGAGCATATGATCCATACAAATCACCCATAGATGCATTATTCTTTTCCCATACTATTATATTTTTTAATGTAAAGTATTTTTCAAAGGCAATCTTAAATTTATCTATATTATGCCAACTACAAAAGCAATATATATGAGTATCATCTTTTAACAGCCTATTACATTTTTGAAAATATTCATCTAAAAATGATAAATCATCATCATTACTAATTTTTTCATATTTTTCCTTTCTACGATTACTTTTAAACTCCATCCCATAAGGTGGATCTGATATTACTGCATCTACTTTTATCCCATCCTCAATCAGTTTATCCATAACGACCAAGCAATCACCTTGATATAATTCATAGTTTTCATTATTCATAAAAAACTCATCTCCCTCGCATTTAAATAGAATATGAAACTTTTTTAACATCATTGGAATATGTCAGATATGCTACAAAGTTATAATCATCTACCTTTTGACTAATATACTCATCTTTAGCACTTGCAGTAAAGAATGTCTTAATCTCTGTTATATCACCTAAATAATTCATCTTAAAACATACCCAAATTGGAAAACCTTGTCGTTTACCATATTTAGCTATTTCTTTTTGTCTCTGCTTAGTTAGTTCTATATCATTCATAATTATTCCTCCACTAAAATAATTTCTTTTGTCTATTATTCAATTTAGCATCTTCTAGTCGCTCTTTGGTTATAATAAAATACTTTTCTTCCTTTTCTATTCCAATAAATCTACGGTTAGTATTTAAACAAGCTACTCCTGTGCTGCCACTCCCCATTGTAAAGTCTAATATTAAATCACCTTCATTGGTATAAGTTTTAACTAAATACTCAAGTAGATCTACTGGTTTTTGGGTTGGGTGCACTCTATATCTACTATTACATTCTTTAGCTTTCCAGTTAAAATTTAATAAATTAACGGGATATTTATATTTAGGGTTGGATGAAGGCACAATGACACCACTTTTAAATCCATCATATAAATAATCATTTTTAACTGTAATATTATTATTACGACTCTTTGCAATATAATCATTTATTTCTTTTTCAGTTCGTTCTATCATTTGTGGATTATAGGGACATTTCCCATTACTAAAAATACAAATATTTTCAATTATTTTAAAAGGAGCAAATTTTGCCCCTACAAAATTACCACTACTAATTTTATTCCAGTACCATTCATATTTATAATTGCTTATATTGCTCATTCTTAATGCACTTGTAAAAGGTTCACGTCCAAATAATACAATTGCACAATCAGCTTTAATTAATTTATTCACTTTATCCCACATTTTATTAAATGGAATTACACTATCCCACTTATATCCAGTTATTCCGTATGGAAGATCACATATTACTGCATCAACTTTTATTCCCTGCTCAATCAGTTTATCCATAACCTCTAAGCAATCACCATTATATATTTTGTATTTTTCGTCCATAATTAACACCCCCTAAAAAACATTTTTATTTCATCTTTATCTAACTTTACTACATATATATCATCTTTAATGATATACTTTTGTTTCTTTATTGGTTTATTCCAATCAGCTCTCTCTATATGTCTAGTAATAAGTTTATTAAAGTTTTGTAGTTGATGACCATTTAATCTATAACAACTGTGTTTTATACTATTAATAATGTGTCTAACATCATTGCATAAAAAATAGTTGTTTGGAGTCACCACCAAATAATTATTAGTACTTATCATAATATTCCTCCTTTTTTAGTTGAAAAGAATTATGCAACTTTGTTGCATAATAATCTCCCATTGCGGGATTCTTTATTTATTTTTAGGATAACTAATATTTAATATCTATATATAGTATAGAATTATTTGCGATTTTACTAACTACAAATTTAAAAAATTTTTATTTTAAAAAAGGTTTTTTTATATAGTATAGAAAATTTGAGCGTTTTACTAACTTGGACCTAAAAAAATAGAAGGATTAAATCCTTCTATTAGTTGTGTCGTGTTTATAATCATTTTCAACTTGATAACTAGCACGATTACTACGTGGCATAGGTTGATTAACATAGTTTTCCATTTTAGAACTAAATAGAGTTTGTGGTCTAATATACATTTCCATATTAGTTCCACCCCACTCAGCTATTTTTACATCAATCACATATTTAAAATCTTCTAATGTATAACCTTCTTTTAGTCGGGCGGAAATATATTTGACAGTATTTTTAGCATCATGTTTATATTTAGTTCCTGCTCTATTATTAAGATAGTCTATAATTTCTTCTATTAATTTAGTTTGTACAGTTGGTACTTTATTAACATTAAATCCAGGTAGAGCCATTATTTCACCCTCTTTACTCTTAAAGTTTTATATTGTTTCTCTCTATAAGCTGGAGCTATGTCGTCAGTACTTATTAGACCCCCATACATTAATTCTTCCAACTTATCTTCATCTACAGTATATGTTTTAATTAGACAGTCCATTATTTCAGGTTTTTCTTGTGCCATATTTAATAATATCTCTATAAGGATGTTATCATCTAACTCACTTTTAGTATTAGTAGTATAAGAAACTTTTATGCCATCGTATTCTCCTTTAGTAATACCCTTCTCATCTAACATAGTTTTAGTGTCTTTAATCAAGTTGTTTTCAATCTCTTTATTCTTTTTATTGAGTTCTTTTATTTCAGCTAACTCACTTAATAAAACCCCTAAGTCCTTCATTTTTTTAGCCTCCTTAAGTAATTAATCTATGAACCCCATAAAACCTATTTTAGGTAGGTTCTATGAGGTTATATCCCTATATATAGTATATAATTTATTTATTATTTGCTAAGTTACCGTTGTATTTATCACTGACATTTTTCATAGTCCCTCTTTTATTAGTTTTCATGAACTCAGTAAATGTGTCAATGTCATGTGCCGCAAAATATTTAGCGTGTTGTTGTCCTAATGTTATGTAGTTTGGTAATCTACGTTGTTCTACAGGTAACTGATCTTCATACTCATACCATCTTAAAATGGTAGCTTTAGTTCTACCAATAATAGACCCTATCTCTGTTAAACTATAATACATATTTCCATCTATTATTTTCATATTCTATCCCTCCATTATATCCTTAAATAATTTTTTATTATCCACTACCTCGCTAGATAGTGCTTGTTTACTTTTTACTATATTATGTACTTTTTCGTCTATAGTATCCTTACATATTAGAGTAATAATATTTACTGTCCCCTTTGTTCCTATCCTATGACATCTGTCCTCAGCCTGTTGTTTATTTGCACTACTCCACGGCTCATCCAAGAAGATCACCGTATTAGCTTCATTAAGAGTAAAACCAGTACCTAGACACCCTATTGTACCTAATATAACCTTGCATTTAGGGTTTTCCTTAAACTCCTTGAGTAATTTATCCTTGTCCTTCACTTGAGAGGTTATACAGGCTGGGTTATACATTTCTAGTAGTTCCGCAGCCGGTTCAATCACCCTCGCCCAGTTACTAAAAATAATCACTTTACCTCCATTATTAACCACTTCATACACTATCTCCACCATACGTTTATATTTTACATTGTTTACTTTATGTGTAGTCAGAATATCTGGATTACCTGTAACTTGTCTCAAACGTGTTAGAGCAGTTAATGGATTCGGTAATAGAAGTATTTTATCAATATTATCTTGTATAGTTTGTTCTACTTCTTTGTATATTTTAGTTTGGCCTGCATCCATCTCCAGTAACTCATTAGTGTATATTTTAGGTGGTAAGTCTAATACATCTTCTTTTCTACGTCTTAGCATATATTTGTCTAGTCTACTTTGCAGCTCATCTAAATGTTTGTAACCCACTATTTGGTATCCACCAAAGCCACCCATGATACAGTAATGGTTTTTAAATTGAGTTAAACTGTGGTTTTCTACCTCTAGCCATTTCAGTACATTGTATAAATCTATAGCAGCATTCATTATTGGTGTTCCTGTAAGCGCCAACTTATAATAAGAACAACAACAATGGATGGCCTTACCTTGGATGCTGGTAGAGTTTTTGCACTTGTGGATCTCATCTATAATGGTCATACCTATTACACCGCACGTACAAAGTATTTTTATGTATTCCTGTATTTTAGTGTCACGTAGTGTTTCAATATTAGTAACCAGGAAAAATTCCTCATGTTTATTTTGTAGGTCTAATAACCTATCATGTACACTACCAATTTTACCATCCTTAAATCCTAATATATGTGCTTGTTCATTAGTATGTACTGATACTTCATTTACCCAGTTCCACTTCAATTCGTTGACTCCGCAAACTATAAGACAATGTTTCATTTGTCCTTTTTTACTCACTGCTATGTCTAAGGCTTGTTTTGTTTTACCAAGACCTTGTTCGTCCGCAAGTAAAAATTTTGTATGGTCTCTGGAATATAAAAAACTATCCATCTGATAACTATATGGTGTAGTTTTACTTTTATATTCAGCCAGTGGTTTATCGTAGTTGTCCAGTAATTTTAAATAATTCTCAAATTCTTTGGGTATTTTACCGACTATATCAATATTACAATCCCTGCATTTATCTAATATAGTTTTAAATGCCCCTTTTGGGAGTTCCCACATATTTTTATTCTTATGGTAATAACAGTTGAATGATCTAATTACATCTAAATATTCTAACTCATCACCGACTATTTTAATGAATAGTGAACTACCTCTAAACTTTATTCCTTTGTCTATTTTTAATTTCATGTTACACCTCCAGTTGATAGAGGTTTATTCTTCATATACTCTGAACCAACCTCTAATTAATTTCATAGGATATATAGCTGCAACTCCATTCTCATCAACTAATACGGCATCTGTATCGTCCTCACTATACATATATCCTACTGTGTATATTTTATTACTTATTATGTGTATTAATTTGTCGCCTGTTTTCATTATTAACATCCCCTTATTTATATTTTATACTTATATTATACTACTACTTGTATAATTATTCAACTATTTTTATACAAATAAAAAAAATTCCCACATAATAAATGTGAGAATTTCTTATTTTATACATATCTAACAAATTCTAAGTACTTCTTATTAACCCAGTATCCAGCTTTTCCTTTGCACCAAGTACCTCCATCAACTTCTTTTTCTTCTACTATTGTTATTGCAACACCTTTATTTATGACATCCACTACATCGTATTTTATACCAGGTCCTTTTCTACAATTAAGATCGTCAGTAGTGCAACGTGCTATATATTGTTTAAATTCTTTAGGTTTTTCCTCTTTATGTTCTTCTTCCTTTTTACCATTTACATAATTCTTAACATCTTTTATAAAATGATCAAATCCGTCAGGAGAACATCCATGACCCCAAAAGTTAGTGCCAGGACAAGTTTTAGCACTTCTACTAGAGTCATATTTTCCTAAGTATGTTCCACTAGCAGTAAACCAACAATGTGGTCTTATATGAGTTGTATTTACAGGTATATTAAATCTTTTACACAATTCACCATAAAGATATATTACTGCTTTCTTTTGTGCGGATGTCATTTTGTCTTTGCCCTTGTCAAAGCATCCGTATATTTCTATACATATAGCATTTGTATTCCAACCCCTAATACCAATTGGAGTGGAGTTTAAATTTCTACCAGTTGTTATTTTTCCATCTGGGAAAACATTGAAGTGTTGAGCAATATAATGACCATGTCCGTCACTGCTATGCCATGTTCTTTTTCCATAATCATCTAGTGATTGAGTTCTTCCAAAATGAGGCTCGGAAAAGACCTTTTTATCGGTCTTTTCCCATGTACTGTAGCTAGGCATATCCATATGATGTACTTGTAATTTTGTTATTGTTCTACTTACGTGTTGTTTTGCTAACCAATTTTTAACATCTTTAGCGCTTTCTAATAATGTAAAACCGTTTTTAGTTTTCATTATCTACCACCTCTCCTTACTATGTTACATAGATTATGCATTTAACATAGCCATTAATTCTTCGTATTGTTCTTTAGTTAATTGGTCATTTGCGTAAAGTATAGAGATTTTTTCAGCCATTGATTCTTTACTTTCATAGTTTTCTCTTTGTATCATTCTTTTTAAGCATTTATATAGCATATTAATTCACCTCCTCTATAAGAAACATTAAATCTACATATTGTTCTCCTGTTATTTTATCTGCACTGTATAGTAAACTTAGTTTCTCTGTAATATCTTTTTTACTGATATAGTTATGTCGTTTTATTGCTCTTAATAAAACTTCATATAACATATACACACCTCCTACATCAACATCATTTCCATAGTAGCTACTTGAGTTGCCATATCTATTATCATAGAGTCTTGTTGGTCAGATATATCACTCACAGTGTTTACTGCATCAGTTAATGGTGTTGAATAAGTATAGTTTATTGTACTTGTTACTGGTATATTACTATTGTATATAATAGTAGTATCTTTAAATATTTCAACAAATAATTTTAAGTCAAAGTATTCTACTTCTTCGTATGTTGGAGTGGCTAATTCATATACTACTGTTACTGGATTTGCTTGTAGCCATTGTCTAAAACCAGGTACATCAATACTCTGTAATTTTGTTTTATGTAATTGTATATATATTGACCTATAGCCACATACTACTTTTTCAACTACACCATCTATATTTGGTAACGTAGTTGCAACATATTTTACTCCTACACGATTAGGTATTAAATTGTCAGTTATTATAAATTCTACTAAATTACCTCTAATAGCATTTAAACTAATTTTTTTATTTTCACTACCATCTAAAGTAACACCAGCACAATTTCTTTCCACTACTACTTTATCTTCTTTTACATATACTTTATCTTTTACATCTCCTACTCCTCTTAATGGTTCTTTAATGTAGAATGTTATGTTATTTTGCTGGCTATTATCTGGGTTAGTGGCTTTTACATTTACTTTATATTTACCATAATTCCTATCTTGTTCATCTGTAACTAGTTCTTGCTCAAATGTACTTTCCATGCCTTTAAAGAATGCGGGGATAGGTGGATTTCCAGTAATATAATCACCTTCTAATACAAGTACATTATTCATTTTAGTAACACTAGTAGTATCTTTATCATAAAATCTTAATACACTATCTCCTATACTATCTTTAGTTACCACACTGCTCAAACCATTATTGGAAGATATAGTATAAGTAGTATTAGGTTTTAGTATACAGTTAAAACCACTATTTCTAATTACCATATTACAAGGTATATTAGAGTTATTAGATATATGTGTTGTATCTGAATATACTTCAAAAGAATTATATTCTATTGGTTCATATGTTGGTGTAGTTGCTTTAGCAATAATTTCCATTGGATTGTCAGTAAAATATTTCATTACTCCATTAAAATCTAAAGTTGTTAATTTTGCCTTTTGTATAGTTATAAAAAATTCGTTGAACGAACCACCACTAGTAATATTTATATTTTCTTTATTAGTTAATAATTCTCCAAAGTTAATTATTCTATCATTAGTATAAGCAAATCTATCACATAATATAGGAGCGTTTATTCCTGTATTCATTAGTCTAAAACCAATAACATCTGGGAATTCAGCTTTTTGATATACGTCTGTTCTACTATATTTTAAATCCTTAAATTGTACTGCCATACAATTTCTTTCTATATACCATTTACCATCTATTATTACAATTTTATCTTTAACTCCATTTGGAAGTCCTCTAAGTGGTTCATTTAATAAAATTTCTTTTGTATTAAATGTGTGTGGACTATAAGATGTTTGTGAACCTTCTTCTATTTGTATTTCTTGCACATTTATATTATCAATACCCCTATTATTGTTGCTTGTTAAAGAAATATAATTGCAATCACTAGTGTTAAACGTAAACCCACTACTTCTGAAAACATATTCTTTCCCACCTTCATTCATTGCATGAATATAAATAGCCTCATGACTACTTGCATCAGTTGGTGTTTTATGTGTTATTAAAGTTATACCTTTATTACCCTCTAAATCTGATAAATCATTGAAAGATAGAGTGTAAATTGTATTTTTCTTACACTTTATATTTGTTTCTATTTTATTGTATTTTACCCCTATATAAGAATTTATACTACATAAATTCTTATTTTGTGATAAAATTTCGATTTTATTGCCATTCTCATCATCTTGACCTACTGATTTCATTCCTTTAAAATATCCAAAAGGTTGCTCTACTTTAGGTGTTACTACTATATTAGACATATTAAAACCTATACCACTAAATTGTAAATAAGCCGTATCGTTAGTTGTAGTAATATTAATTTTGTTAATGCCCTTTATTATGCTATTATTATTTTTATCCCCACCACTAAAATGTAAATTAAGAGTACCGACATTGTCAGCTTCAAATTGAATTGTATACTCAGTATTAGTATAAACATATTTACAATAAATCCAACTCGGTTTAAAGTTAACTCTCTCAATAGGTACTACACTATCTACATCTAAATGTCCATTTACATAACTATCACATAATATTGAATCATTACTTATAGTTTCATATGTTGGTGTTGCTAATTGATATACTATATTGATTAAATTATTGGTATTCCAAATTTTGAATTTTTCTAAACACTCATCCACAGAATCTTGGGCAGTTATGCCGGTAGCTGAAAGAGGTAATCTAATACTAAAATCATACTCAGGATTAACACCACATATAGCAGAATCTATATTAGTGCCAGACCATGAATTTGAGTAATATGGTAATTTATCACAATACATAATAGTTTTAGGTTTATTATAAGTATTACCTTTAAAATTAAACAAGCAGGCACAAGAAGTATCGCTTCTATAATTATTGTTTTCCAAATCAATGAATGTAGGTATTAAATCTTTATTGGTTATGCTTCCATATCTATGCACATGAGTTGCTTTACCATTTACATCTTCTATAGTATCTCCTTCTAATAATGGTGAGTTTAAATAAAATGTTTTAGTGTATTCTTTATATGGTTCATAAGTTGTTGCAGTAGTACCTTCTTCTAATTGAATACTTTTAAGAGTGCATTGGTAATCAGTATTTACAGTTAAATCTCGAGCTTCATTACCAGTTGTTATGGTAGCGTATTTATATTTAGTTAAATCAATAACACCAATACCAATTTGTATACCTCCATTATTTATTGTTTCTTCATAACAGTCATTATGAATAAATTTAGTCAATGGAGTGTTACTAAGAAGTAAAGTTGGAGTTTTTGTAGTATTATTTATCGTATATTCACCACTAAAATAATATTGTCCTTTTAAATTTGAAATATCTATGTTTTTATATAATATTGAATTTTTAGAATTACCTATTTCTGCATTCTTAGCAGTAATAGTAATTGTTTTATTTTCAATAGGACATTTATTCTTACCAGTAACTTTATAGTCTACTTTATATTTACCATTATTCGCATCCTTTTCATCTGTAATTAACTTATCCTCAAAGCTACTTTGTAATCCTGTAAAATAATTAGGTATAGGTTTATTAGTATAATCACCTTCTAATAGTCTACACTCTTTAACATAGAAATAACTACCGTTACTTCTTAGTACAAAGTTACTTACATTAGATGGCGTAGTAAATTTATAAATGTATTGGCTATATGATGTTGTTAGTTCTTGATTAGTGGATATACCATCATTTGAACTAGATGTTAAGTGAATTATCATACAACCAGTATCACCTGTTTTTTGATATTTCGCAGTATATATAAGTGTATATTCTGTATTAGGTTTTAACATAGATACATTGGCTACATTGTTAGTTCCATCGGGATAAAAATACTCTAGTAAACTCTCGTCTTTATATTTTGTCATTAAATTAACTAAAGTATTACCATTTAATACAGGTCTACACTTACCATCATATTCACCTTGTAATGCCACATGATTTCCAGTAGTTACTTCATAATTTTTAGTAATAGCTATTGGGTCTTCCTGGTCACATACATTAACCATAGTGTTTCCTTCTAGTGCTACGTCTACTTTACCCCCGTCTACACCTTCTGTAGTAGTAACAGTACCATATCCACTAGTATCTATATTTCCATTAAGTATTAATTCTTTGTCAGTATCTTTATTACAGTTAACTAAAGTGTTACCTTTTAATTCATCTACTGTAGCAAACCCTTGTTTACTGTTTTGTAAGAAAACACTATTACCTACTTCATCCTCAAGTGTAATACGTTCACTATGGGACTCAGCAAATAAACATTTTAAGTCCATGTCTTGTTTTTTATTTTTAGCTTCAACATCATTAAGTCTACTATCTTGTTGGTCATTTTTAATCTCTATGGCATCCAGTCTATTATTTTGCTCAACATTAACTGCTTCTATTGCAGTCATTCTCTCCTCGTGTTCAACGTCTTTATCTTGTAATTTTTTAATCTCGGCTTTGTTATTGGTGTCACTAGTTTCTAAAGTATCAAGTCTATCATTTTGTACTTTATCACTTTCCACTACAGTATTAATAGTTTTATTTTGAGCTGCTACTGCATCACTAATAACTTTGTTTTGTGCTTGGTTATTAGCTGCTATAGTATTATTTTGGTCTTGTACTGCTGCATCAAGTTTATCATTTAATGCCTTAGTACTAGCTTGTATATTTTTATTTTGTAAGTCTATAGCCTTATCAATTTTAGTATCTTGTTGTGTTATTTTGTCATTTATTTGTTTGTCTTTTTCAGTTTTATAAGTGTCTATAGTATTCTCCATATTTTTTATGGAAGTATTAATTTGTGTATCTTTTTGTGTCTTATAACTATCTAATTCTTTATTTTTCTCAGTTTGATAGTTAGTAATATTAGTTCTCATTTGTTGTACTGCATTATCTACTTCTTGTACTTTCCCATCAAAACTATCTATTTTTTCTTGCATAGTATCTATGTCAGTTGTTACTGTTTGTCTTAAGTCTGTGTAATCTTTAACACGTGCTTTTTCAGCAGCCACCCTGGCTACCTCGTTTGCTCTACGTTCTTCCTCGTATTTATCTATGTCTTGTAATTTGTCCAATAATGTTATAATTATTGGATATTCTGGTGTTTCAGTAACCACGTCTAAATCATTATAAATAGATTTTTTAACTCTATAACTAAATTTAGCTGACTGTACAACATGGTCAGTTTTATCAATAGTTAATAATTCACATTTATAGCGCCCTATATTTTTAGTAAGTTCTTGGTCTAGTTCTATTTGAAAAAGCGCCTTCTCTTTATTGAATACTTGTATGTCCTCTACAGTTTGTATTTCATTAGTAGGTTTTAGCACGTGCAGAACAAGTTTATATTGATCAGCATCTGCCATATTTACAATTTTACCATTTTCCACAGTTACTAAGTTTACAAATAGATTGGCAGTGTATTTGTCATAAATATAATAATTTAATTCTGGTACTGTAACCTTTGATGTTTTGGGGTTTAATACTATTAAATAATCCCTATTAATATTACTCATTTTATTACACCTCTCCTTCACTCTAATATAATAGAGTAGTTATTTAATAATTATTTGTAATTTATTCCGTCTAAGCCTTTTGTTGAGTTATCATTCCATATTCCTAGGAATGCAGTAATAACGGCTATTACAGATACTGGATTGTCTACGATATTTAATAACGCTTGACCTAATAATTGCCAACTTGTAAGTTGATTAAAATCCACTCCACTCGCACTGAATATAAGTGCCACTACAGATAAATAAAAATATGGATTTTTAAGTTTTGGATGATCAAATAAAAATTGTTTCATATTAACACCTCCTAAAATATAATATTAGTAATTATTGTTAACACAACACTGAATATAGCGAGTGCTACAGAAGTCCACAAGGCTCTGTTGGTTTTCTCTTTTTCTACCAAACTATCACGTACAAAATCTTCTAAAGAGTTACTTCGCTTTTCTAAACTTTTTATTACTCGTTCCTGTTCTCTAGTTTGTGCCTCAATTATGTCCATTCTGCTTGCTAGCCTCTGTTCATTAATATTGTCTAATTTTGCGTTAATTGTTGCCACATCTTCAATTAACTTTAGTAATAATTCTTGCACCTTCTCATCACTCATACATTCACCTACTTTTTAGGTGGCTCCTTTAATTCATCTAATTCCTTTTTAAGTTGTTCCACCTGTTGTTTATAAATTTCACATTGTGCTTCCAACATCACCTTCTTTTCATTAGCGTCTGCTAATTCTCTTTTGTATGTTGTGCATATTGTGTTTAATAAGTTTAATGCATCCATTGTATTACCTCCTATATATCATGTTTCATATTGTATATTAGTTAAAAAAGGACTAGATTAAACTAGTCCTTTAAATTTTATTCTGTATAAGTAACCTTCATTGTCACACTACCACTACATACTGCATAGTTTGCAGAGTTGTAAGTAGATTGAATACCAAATCCTTTTACAGTTCCATTAGAAATTGCATTTAATATAGTACTATTAGTTATAGTTAATTTACCACTATCACCGACTGCAATATTAACACTACCACAATTAGAACCATAAGAAGGTTTTCCACTTGGTCTACTTGCATAGTTATGAGTTTTAACTACTATAGGAACTGCTGCATGAACACCACCGGAAATTCTTTTAATAGTAAGTTCTATTTTACTAATAGATTTACCTTTAAATTGATTAAACTGAGTACCAAAAAACCAGCAACCATTACAATCACCGTAACCATAGTCACCTTGTCTTGCAGTATTATCTTTCTTCCAGTTGTTATATACACTACTTCTGTATGTATCACCACTATTAGATTTTATTGTTATAGTCTTTTTAGTTGATGTAGTAGGAGCTTTACCTGGGTCTGTAGTTTGACTACCTCCAGCAAATGTTGCTTTTGCGTGTTGTATAATTTGTCCAGGTAATGTTTGGGCGGTATTTGCAGTTAAGCCACCACAGTGAGCTGCATTTGCTATAGTTATAAAAGCACCACTAGTAGTCTGGAATCCATATTGACTACATACACCGGCTGAACTTACATCGTGTATTCTTGCACATGCACTACCCCTGTACCCTACTTCACAGTTAACTAATGTAGTATTTTTAATATACATTGTGGCAAAGGAGTCCCCGATATAACCTACAATATTACTTTGTCCATCACTATGTTTATTGTCGCTACCATAGACTTTAACACTATATGTATTAAGTGAACTACTTTCTTGCGATATAATACTACCAGTTCTACCAGCTACTGCACATCCTGTGTCGGGGTGGACAACACCGGTTTGACCTTCTTCTGTACCTGGCCAACCGCCATATACCCATAATTTCGCACTACTCATGTAGTTTCTAATATATCCATATAATGTATGTCCATCGAGATAAAATTTTATTTGTCCACTAGTATAATTTTGGAAGTCTGCATTTTCGGATATATCATCACGCATCCATATACTTATACATTTACCATTTAGAAATTTAGGTAAGGCATCTAATACTCCTGCAATTGTTTGATATACTGCTCCATCCGCTAATTCAACATCATCACTACCAGTTGAAGGGTTTATTTCGATTTGTATGTCGTCACCCAATGTGCTTGGATATTGTGCACTATTTATTTTATTTGCAGTTATAGTATCAGCAGTTAATTCACCTTCAACTGAGAAACTGTCTCCTATAACCTCACTACCTTGTATTTGAGCACCTGTTATATTACCTTCACTATCAACACTAAATGTATCGTTTTGATTTCTAAAAGTACTACCTATAATAGTTGCACCTGTAATAGTTTTACCATCAATAGCGCCATTAACTAGCATATCTCCATCTACTTTTACTTGTTTTGTTATTATGTTTAATGCATCTTGTGTTAGTTGCATTGAACTTGTACTAGTACCTTTAACCCACCAAGAAAATCTATCGGCCAATTGTTCATATTGTGTTTGAGTGGCCTTAATGACAGAACTTTTAGTTATTGCTGCTACTGGTATAGTTTTATTTACTGTGGTTTTTCCTTCTATATTAATAGTAGCGTGTATTTCACCTGCATTCCCAGTCACAGTAAGGAGAGTAATAGTTTTATAATCACTCTCTAGTTTTGCAGTACAGTTAGTAGTCTCTGTTATAGTTACTTTATACTGTCCTTTAGTAGGCGTTGTGTTAACCGCCACTAAAGGAGTAGATCCATTATATATATTAATTTGAGTATTCTTACTAGTTTGTTCTACCACTACTTTATTGACCGTTGTGGTGAACGTATTACTATATATTTCACTCATTATTCATCACTCTCCTATTTACCGCGTATTGTCCCATTACTTACTGTTAATGTTATTGATTTAGATACTCCACTGTGTGAAGTGGCAGTTATTGTTACTTCACCATTAGCTCCTGCATAAGTATTACACAATCCACTATGAACCCAAACTAATCCACTATCACTAGATGACCATGTTAATGATTTATTAATACAATTGTCATTAAAAGTAGGTCTTACCATACAGTTATGTGAACTATCATTCCAATCCATAGCTGTTAGCGTAAAATCACTAGAATTTAATACCACATTATCAGTACTTAATGGATAATATTTTACCCAGTCTACATATTGTGTAATTTCAGTAGTACTACTATCAGGAGTACCACCACTAGCACCAATTGCTTGATTTAAAAGTATGAAGTGAGGTATATGGAATGCCCTATTATCAGTAGCATTTGTTCTACTTAACTCATGACCATCTATAGAGAAAATTAAACTACCATCTGTTTTCCATTCCATTGCGAATTCGTGCCAGTCACCAGTTGGATAATCATTATACCATACACGTCCACTTTCTTCTTTTTCATTAAAGAATGTACCACAAGTTAATTTTCCATTATAGAATTCCATTACGTCAAACTCACCACAATATGCCCACCATTCACCTAAAGTATCAGGATTACCATTTTCTTTATATCCAAATTCAAAACTATCTCCTAGAGTCCAAAATGCACCAAATGCACCATTATAATTACAAGCTCTAACTCTAGCAACTATCTTACCATACATGAAAGCAAAATGTCCTTTAGAGATTATAGATGCAGAAGTCCAAGAACCATCACTAGCTTTTAAACCTCTTAAAGCTAATATTCCATCATTAACTACTGCATTTGTATTTGTATATTTTTGAGTTTCTCCATTTCTTACATACCCTAATTCATATGACCATTTATTAGAATCTACTGTATTACTTGAGAAATCATCTATTACATAAGCTCCAGTAGAATCTAGTAAATCAGAAGGATTTGGGTTAGGAGTAGGAGTGCCACTTTCTTTTATTGTTGCAGTAAGTTGTCCTTTATTACCTGTACCACATAGTCTAACATAAGACGCTCCCGAAGGGACTGTAAATGAAGTTGATAATGAACCAACTGACCATTCAGGCGTATTAGCTTCTACAAAACCACCGTTATTACCTAAATAAGTATCGCTACTATTATAGAAACATATACACACATAATTTACAGGACTTATATCAAGTACATATGTTTTACCACTAGTTACTGCTATCTTATTAACTGTAGTGTAGTATGTGTCATCAGTTGTATCAACGATTACCCCATTATCAATTCTTTTATATTGTGTGAAAGTGATTGGGTCAGGAGTTGCACTACTTGTTAATGTAACTTTGAATACATTACTTGTCTTAGTTGTACCCTTAGCAGTTGTAACTCTTATAGCCATACTATAATTTCCTGCACTAGCTTTGTTATCGTGTTTAAACTTGTAAGTTGTACCACTTGCGGTAACGTCACTAGTTTTATCATAGAACGTTTTTCCTCCATCCCAAGACACTTCATGTTTTACTACTGCTATATTTGTAGTATATTGAATATAAAATTCTGTTTTTTCAGTTTGTGTTATATCTGCTATGTTACTTATAGTTAATGTTTCAGGTGGAGTACTTTGTTCAATAGCTTTAGCAGTTATTACTATATTTCCAGTAACTTTACTAATAGTTATAGTATCACCACTTACTACACTACTTGTTATATCTGTACCACCCATAGTAACTTTTATAGTTGATAAATTATATCCACTATCAGGAGTTATAGTAGCAACATACATCCTATTAGCTTTTATAGAGTTAAGAGTATTACTAGTAGTACAATTAGTTAAATTATTAGTTATTGTATAAGTAGTAGGAGTAGTTCCTTCACCACTTTCAGTGTACACACATTTTAATTTACATTTATCATATGTACCATTACTCCAGTCACTAATATTAAAAACGGCATTAGACTTAGTAAAGGAAGTAGCACTTATATAAGTACTACCTCCGTCCTTACTCAGTAAAATGTCGGTAATATTAGTGGCATCCGTTGTAAAATTGACTGTTAATGTATCCCCAGTTGTACTGGGATTACTTGAAACTGTTATACTTGCCATTTTATTACCTCCTTAATCACATGTAGTTACTAAACACTCTTTACTAAGTATTATAGTGTAACCATCTAAATTTTGAATTGATTGTTTTACTTCATCCAACCCTACTTTTGTTGCATAAGTATCGCTCACTGTCATTTTAAACCCATCCAATGATTGTTCTAATTTTGACTGTTTACTAGTTACATCTTTTACTTGTTCTGCCACTTGTTCTAATGTTGGTGTTGTATAAGTAGTTTGTGAAGGGTTTTCCCATGTTAATTTATATCTTAACCATAAGTATTTACCTTGTGTTACAGGTGGCATATCTTCAACCCAACTACCACCGGCTTGGGCGGTTTTACTAGTGGATAGATACCACTGTGGAACTGAACTGACTAGAGATTGTCCTTTATCACCTTGTTCCCCATTATCTCCTCTAAACTTACTCCATGTGTAGTCAGTTTTATTACTACTTTCAGTAGGTGTTGTTTTATTTATTGCTATACCTATATATTTTGTTGTATCTTTTGGCGCATCATATAATCCTGTTCCGTCTGCATTATCACTATATTTAATCCAAGTGTAATAAGTTTTACCATCCTTACCATTTTCACCTTTTACACCTGTATCACCTTTATCACCTTTAATTAGACTCCATGTGTAATCGGAAGGAGTATTACTTTCAGTAGCAGTTGTTTTATTATAAGCAAAACCTATATAAGTTTTACCTGTTGGGTCATTACTAATGCCGCTACCCTCTATAGTGTCAGCATATCTAATCCATGTAAAGTAAGTCTTACCATCTTTACCATCAGTTCCTGGTATACCTTGTAGACCTGGATCACCCTTATCACCTTTTGCACCTTGTTCACCTTTTATTTTACTCCATGTGTATGCAGCAACGGACTCACTATCTTTATCGTTTGTATCAGTGTAAACGCCTATATATGCTCCAGGAGTTTCGCCTTTATTTGCAGTAAAAGTTTTACCCCCATCATTACTGTATTTAATGTGTAGGTAATAAGTTTTTCCGTTGGTACCATCAGTTCCTGGTATACCTTGTTCACCTTGTACACCTTGAAATCTACTCCATTTATAAGCCTTATAATCCGCACTATCATTCACATTATAATCAACATATGTACCTATATAAGTACTTGGTGTTTCAGTCATTGGATTACCATCTGCATTGTCACTGTATTTTATATGGAAATATGTTGTTTTACCATCTTTACCAGATGTACCGTCTTTACCAGGTGTTCCTGGTATACCTTGTTCACCTTGTTCGCCCTGTATACCTTGTAAACCTTGATCACCTTTTTCCCCTTGGTCACCTTTATCACCTTTAGCGCCTTGAATACATACGGGAGTAGAATAAGTTATATTTCCATTGCCATAAGTATATTTCATTCTTTGCCATATATATTTTCCTTTTTCCCATTTAGGAGTAGTTTCAACCCAACTTCCTCCCGTTTGAGTAGTACTACTAGTAGACACGTAGTATTCTGTTGTAGTTGTTTTTAATGCTGATTCATACTTAGTTTCTAATTTTCCTATTGTAGTTGTATGTTTATCTACAGTGTCTTTTGTACTGTTATAAGCATCTTTTAACTGCACTACAGTTCCATCTTGTTTTGTAATAGTTGTATTACTAATAAGAGTAGATATTTGTCCTTGTGCTATACTTATGTTAGTTGTATTTGTACTTACTTGTTCAATAACACTACTTAAATCTCCACCAATAGTAACATCCTTTATAGTTTCAACTGTCTTTTTAAGTTGGTTAAATGATACGTCCAGTGTTTGTTCTGTATCATCAAATTTAATATGACTAGCTTTTATAGTATTTGTATTATTATTTATACTACTAATAACACTACTAATATCTAATTTACCTCCACTTATATTAGCATTATCAGCTACTTTACTATCAACTATTAATCCATCTTTTATAGCATCACTTGATTGAATACCGTTCTGGTTAATAAGTTGACCTTTACCAGTTTCATCATATAATACAAATGTAAAATTACCTTTAGCATCTTTTCCTATTTGAATACGTACATTGCCTTTGGCATCTTTAAATTGTTGAAGATTGCCTTGCAATAACATACTTCCATCTTTTGATTGTATTTGCACATTATTTGTATTAAGAATACCTGTATTAATTTTATTGGCACTAACAGTATCAATCATAGCATCTTTTATTAATGCATTAGCTATAGTCACTTTATCACTTGTTAATACTAAAGAGTGGATATTATCCATAGTTAAGTTTCCACCTATTAGCGTTTGTATCTGTGCTACTGTAGCTTTTAAATTTGTTATAGTTGCATTAATAGCATCTAAATTACCTACGTCTAAATTATCAATTTTAGCATTAACTGCCGTAAAGTTTTTAGTGGTAAGGTCTTTAAACTCACCATAATCTGCTTTTATCTTTTGTGCTTCTAACTCTACTACTTTTAGTTTGGGTACGCTTTCTCCATCTAATAATAAATTACCTTCATCATCTATATATAGCCATGGCGCCTTTCCATCTTTTGTAAGTGTCTCTAACAGTTCTTGTAGATTTTGTGGAATTTTAGTATCAGGGTCAGTTTGTAATACTTTTGTTTCAGGGTCACCACATAAATCAGTTATAGTTTGTTTAGCAGTTTCCATGTTGTTAGTTGAGTCTTGTAGTTCTGCACTCATCTCCTCTGTCATTTCTTCTGTACTTAATGCTTGCATTAATACACCGACAATTCTATCCATAGCCTCATTATAATCTTCTCCGGCTTGTTGAATATCACCTATTTTGGGATCCTCACATTCTTCGTCTTCTATACCTTCAACTTGCACATCAATTCTATCTTGGTCATCTTCTACAGTGTCAGGTACTTCATAATACGTATCATCTTCTGTAGTATCACCGGAAGCAGCTATAGTAGCTACTTCCGGTTCCTCTGCAAATTCTTCCATGTCATCATCTAGTGTTGGCCACACAATCATCTCACCGTCATCATCATACACGGGTCTATCAACATGCTCTTGTCCATCACCAATCATATTAATCCCTCCTATCCTATCATAAATCTACCTACAAATAATATATTTTTACTTGTAAGGTCCTTTACTTTTACTTTTCTAAATACACCATTGGTTAAACCATTTGTGCACTCAAGTGCCACATAATCTCCGGCTTTGTCTTTTTCTATTACTATTGCAGTATGGGATATAGCCATAAATTCACCATTATTTTTACTGTCTGCATCCATAAATATAATATCACCAATAGCTAAATTCTTAAATGTTTCCAAGTCTGCTACGTCTACCACCCAGTTTTTTTGTACAAAATATTTCCCTATATTAGCCTCATTTCTAGTGCTTGGAATTGCCCAGCTAACATCACTATTTCTATTATTATTAGTTTTCTTTTCGTTGCCATATGGAGATTTTTCATAAGTCCATCCAGTTAATACGTAGTTAAGGAAACAACTGTCATCAATTTGGTACTTATTATTCACCTTCCATTTACTGATATTTTCGGCTGGGTTTTTAAAGTCACAAGGAGTAGTGGCATTATAACTGAACTTACTATTATTATTGTAGTAACTGTTGGCAATTTTAACTAAATCCTTAGAATATTTAAATAATGGTTGTGCATAATTACTACCTTTTTTCTTAGCACCAACACTTCCTAAATACGCTTTATCACTAATAGTAGTATCTGGGTTATAATAAACTGATACAATATAAGTAGTATTTTCCTTCGGTAATAGTACTCCGTTTTTACAGTCTACACCTTCTAAATATACACTGTCAGGTTGAATTAACTTGAATCCTTTTGCAGTAGTGAAAACAATACGTGCATAATAACTATCATTGTAGTTAGTGGATGAAGTTGCTGGCACCCTAAATTGTAGTTTTTTCAATGGTTTATTATAAGTATATACACGTTGACTATCTAACATCTTATTACTAGTTGCACTGTCGCTCTCCCATTCTGCTCCTTCTCCAAAGTATAATATCTTCTTCTTATATTCTTTGTAATAAGTCTGAGTAGATGCTTTGTCTTTCATTCTATATCCGTCAGTAGTTAAACTACTTAACCAATAGTGATTATCTGTTGTATCACACATATCCTTTGGTTTCTTTAGAAATATTACATATTTTGTCTTGTTACAGTAGTCTAACATCATAGTATTAAGTGAGTCTATAGCCTCATTCATTTGTTGATAATTACCAGATTGAGAACTTCTTAAGCGAGGTTCTTGACATACAAATATAGGTTTCTTTGGATACTTTTTCAATAGTGCTTTTATAAGTGATTGATAATCTTCCACAACATTATCCACATTATCCCCTAGTGCGGGAACTCCGAAAGCTAGCATTATATGACTTACAGTCTTAGGGTATGGCGTTTTGTCTGTAACTCCATTTACCGTAATATTAGTAATAAGTTTTCCGCCTTCTACAAAGTCTTTAGGTGCTGCACTATTAAGTCCTTTAAATGTAACTTCATAAGTTGCCCCGTCATCATCGTCTACTATGTCTTTTGGAGGTGTTGGCTTAGTAGCTGATTGATTTTTAACTTTGGCTTCTTTATCAGCTCTTGCTAAGTCCCAAGGTCTAAGTATTATACCATGTGTATACCAGTGTGTCATACTACCTCTTTTACTATATGTTATACTCATATCTTCATATCTTATAGCATCTGGCCACTTATGGCCTCCACTAGCATGCGCTATCATACGTTTACCATTAACTTTACCACAATATACAACAACGTGGTGAGTACCGGCTTTGGCATATTTACTATCTCCACCCGGTTTTGATGCCCAAGCAACAGTTACATTTGAAGGGACTGTGGCATTACTTAGCATTATTAAGTCACCAGGTAATAATTCATTGATAGTGGTACTTGTTAATTTCTTTAATGTATATCCACTATATTTTGTAGCATATCTAACTAAAGAACCATATGCACAGTTGGCTCCACCATATTTTGCAGTTACACTTCTAAGTCCTGCATATAGATAGGCACAACTACTAAGAGAAGAACACACGTAACAGTATGGATTTTTAATACCATGTATAGTACCACTTACTCTATATCTTTTACTATCGTCATATATACATGCTCCGCCATAATAAGTAGCTTTTTTATACTTTTGGTGTAGGTCACAAATTTCTCTAGCCTTATTGACTATTTTCTTTCTAACATTTTCGGCAACACCTTTTTTATTAGTTGTGTTACCCTCTATTTTCCATGTAGGAGCATTCTTAACACTTGCAGCTCTATCCATAGATGACTCTGTTGATACGGCAGTAGCTTCCGCACTCTTATTTGATGTGCCCGGTTTTATTGCTCCATAACCTCTTTTCTTACCTTTTTCATCAATACAGTATGGTAATTGACCGTCTACTACCTTGTACCATCTAAGGTAACATTCAATATTATTAGCAGTTCCTGCCTTTTTATTTTCTACATACCATTTTCTACCACCAGCCCATGCCGCAGTTAATTTTTCAAGTTCTGCAAAGTATAATTTCTGCACTTTACTACTCTGTACTGTATAACCATATCTATTTACCCATGATAAACCATTTTTCATTGCTACATATCTACATATTAATAAGTCACATCCATATAGACCAAAGTTATAACCAACCAAGGCTGCAAATATGTTCCATTTAAAACGTTTTAATGATTTTCTAAGTTCATTACATCCAAACATTATTTGGTTACATATAGCTTTATCTACTTTTACTCCATTTATTATTTTAGTTCCACAAGATTTAGGTTTCATATTAGAGTAACTTGGTGTAAAGTATTCAACTTTACCATCTAAATATTCAATCTTTTGTTTTTTATTAAAATAAGCAGCTCTTTCGCATTGCATAAGACCGTATCCGCCGCCGCTATACTTAGTAGCATCATATGGGTTGGCACTAGACTCAGCGTATATCATCGCATATACTAGTTGAGGATCAAGCCCAAACTTTTTACTGTAATATTCAACTGGAGCATATATTTTCCAATGGTTAGATTTACTTCTCATATTTCTAACATCACTATATTTATCACTCCATTTACCTAGTCCAAATCCTGCATAATAATCTACGGCTGCTTTATATTGTTTTGCAGTTTTACTACTATCTTCTTTTTTATCAGGTTGTGGTTGAGTAGTAGGTGTTTTACCTTTTATTTCTCCACATTTATATTTTATACAGTCATGAATTCTACTATCTCCTATCCATAATCCATTGTCTATTTTCTTTATATTTATTGCTCTATAATCCTCTGTGTCATCACTTATGTCGGTTGTATCATCACCAGGTTTTATAGGGTCTGGCACTACTTTGTCTGTATATTGTTTAATAAGTTTGTCTATTAATTTTTTGTCCACGCCTAGTTGGTTAAGGTAATTTCTAATTGCAAGTAAGTCACTAGCTGTTAATTTACCGTGTTTTTTAATAATGTCTACTACGTCATTGACTATATCATCTTTATTTAATGACTTCATCTTACTACGTATTTGTTTATAGTTGCCTAAAGTTATACTGTTCTTAGTTCTATCTGTAAAACTAATTTCAAATTCTGTGATACGTGCTTCCAATTGAATTGGAGGATTAAATTTTCTACTTACAACGTAGTTAGTATCACCAACATCAATTTCCTCATAGTCACGTTCAGTCATATATACAGGAATTTCATAACTGAATTTAGTTTTATTTAGTTCTTTTAATTTTGCATACCCTTCGTGTATTAATGTGTATATATCATCGGCATCACTTTTGTATTTCATTAATACATATTTACCACCATTATTAAGCATTTCATGTGCCTTTTCATCAAATATATAATTTTGTCCTAGTGGTTTATTTGTTGGATCTCCTTGTTCCTTTTCCCATTTTACATCACTAATAGTAAGTCCATTTTTCCCTACTGGAATAATACCACTACAAAAGTTTGTAATATCTCCGGTACGTTTCATTCCATAACTATTTCTATCACTCTCAAAACGTTTATATCTCTTAGTACCTCTCTCACCATTAGCAAAACAATCTACATAAAAGTCAAATTTACCTCTTTTTATGTCCACTGGCACTGTTCTAAATTGCCACTCACACTCGTATAATATTGAAGTGGCATTTTGTATAACTGAATATACACTAGTAACTTCTGTAGCCTCTACTCTAAAGGCTTCCTCGTCTAATGATGGACTTACATACCCTACCTTGTAATTAGTATCCATTAATATAGTTTCCAATAGTTTTGTGGCGGTGCCGTCTGCAACGAATTTATCTACATAACTATTGTATAATTCAATACCAATGAACTCAGCATATACAGTAATAGTTACGTCGTCTATGTGCTCAATACTAGTGGTTTTCTTTATTTGCATTAATTTAAAATTGTCCTGCCAGTAAAATCCTATATAGTTACCTTCTAAAAATATTGGTTGGTCTTGGTAACTTACTTTAAAAGAGGCTGTATAAGTTTCAGCCCCTGTTAAAAGTTCACTAGTATAAGTATCATCGTATACTTTTATACTATTGGTATTTGTGGTATTTATAAGTTTTAGTAATTTTTTATCATTGTCGAAAATATATAAGTTTTTATTCATCCAAAATACCTCCTTACTCACTTGTTAAATTTAAATCTTGTGGTGGTGTACTTCTATCCTCGTCTACTACACCTAACCATTTTTCTCTTATTAATACGCCCAAACTAGCTGACGTATCATCACTGACTACTTGTAATGTTGTTTCACCTTCGTTCACATTAAAGTATATACTACCTATGTCCACCAAATCATTTCTTAATTGGTTGTTTAAATAACAGTCACCATTCTCAAAATCCAAGTCTAGTTTATCGCCGGCCTCAAAATATTTTATATTAACTTGCTCCTCATTTTCCGGGTTTAGGTCATATACTTTTATATCACTAATACCGACTCCGGAAGCATTCTCTAACTTATCCGCCATAGTTCCTAGATATATCGCTAAGTAACTTAAGGGTTCAGTAGAATATTCACTACTACGTTTGTTATTAGCTGATATAGACTGAGTAAATTTACCATTCTCATTCTTTTGTACCTGTGCACTATATACGTAGTTTTCACCTGTTTTCTTTCTAGTTAATGTAAAGTAAGCGTTGGCATCATTCCAACTACCATATTGACCGCTCATGTAATGATTAGTAACAGTTTTACCGTCGGCATCAACAGTTTTATCTGTGTATTCCTGTGGACTAGCATTACTTGTTTTTAAAATGGAATTCTTACTTACACTGACCTCCGCTTGGTTATATTCAAAATATGGGTTAATGTCACCTAAATATAATCTAAATATTTGAGTACCATTAACATCAAAACCATACACCTCAGCTATGCCGGTTTTATGGTCTGCATATGCTGGGTCGTCACTATAATCAACACTATTATCTACTCCTGCATAGCCTTTAAGATTTTCTACATTTACATATCCATAATGGTTTTTACCATTTTTATCTTTCCAAGGTTTATATATTCTGTAGAATTTTACTGTCTGCTTACTATTATTAGAATCAGTGTATGTATACGTATACGTTCTTTGTATTATTCTTAGAGCAGTTCCATATGGTATAGTACATTCTACCTTACTACCTAGATTAGGTTTAGTATATACAACTCCACTAGCCCCAGTTAGTGTCTTAGTTGGAACTAATAACATATTAGCTACTGTAAATGTTTGTACTGTACTTTTGGAATTGTCCTTTACTTGCTTCTTTATATATTTTGCTGATACATAATATGTCTTAGTTTTGTATTTTACTTTTGCCCAGCCATTTTGAATTGTTACCTCTGTTAACTTAGTTCCTTTTGGAATAATCCCCTTAGATGTGTAATTAGTTCCGGGACCAGTTCTATAATTAACTCCATTAGCAGTTACTACGTAGTAATAAGTTTTGCCACCCTCAACTACAGTCTCATTAACTTTTTCCTGCTCACTCTTAATATTATTTGGGTCACCATTTATACCACTTGACCTACATTGCATTCTCACCATTACTTTAAAATCATCAATATTTTTACTTAAAGCAATACGTGCACATGCACCTTTTATTTTCTCAGTACTATTACCTAATTCACTAAGTATAAAACTTTCACCACCAGAAGATATAGTAAAAGAACCACCAGTTCCACGACCAGAATTAATATTAGCTCCACTTTGAATCAATGTACCTACACTGGTGCACGGGTCATGTAATATTAATGTTTGCTCTTTCTTTGTGGTACTTAATTGCAAGTGTGGGTAATCACCTACTAATATTTTTTCTCCAGTTTTATTATTTTGTAACTGAGCAAAATGTGCGTCTGCACCAAATCCTATACTCACATATGGTAGAGTTGGTAATTCACCATTGTTTTCCACCACTACAGTCTGTTGGTTATCTTCTGCATTGTATGCCTGCACATTATCACTATAACTATATGGTGTATGGCATATTAGTTCAATGTCAGCATAACCACTCATACTATTCTTTTTCTTTACTTTCAGTGCTCCTTTTAACATTCCGTAAATTGTAATATTCTCACAAAATTTTATCGGCACTTCTTGTTTTGTACTAAGAATATCATGTAAACATTGAACTCGAGTTTTATACTCGTCCTCCGTAGCACCTATTATCGCAAGAGATATAGGAATAGAGATGGGGTCATATTTTGCCCCATCAAATATTTCCCCGTCTCTACTGGATACACTTATAGTATCGATAGATTTTTCTGGTATATATGGTTTTTCTATGCTTGTCACTATGGCTAAATCATTAATTTGAGTGCCATTAAAATTAAAATAATTATACATAATCCTTCTCACCTCTAAATCTTTCCTTTTGGTTATTGTAGTAATCATTTGTATCCTGTACGGACTTAGCAACCTTTTGACCTACTACCACTTTGTCCATTACAATTGGTGTATTTGTATCTTCTAACGCCTTTTTATATTGTTTACCCATTTCTTTATAATCAAATTCTTGTTTACTGTCCTGCATTACTTGTGCCATACCTTTTATGGCATAAAGTAAATTACTATCAACTGTGTTTTCACTATTTATATTAATACCAGCCGTACTCATATTAACTTTACCTAGGAATTTATTTGTGTCTATAGTTGTCACCAAACTACTAGCATAATCTTTAATTGCTTTAATAGTTTTACCAGCGTTCGCTTCAATACCAACAGTAACACCAGCCGGTATCATTTTCCCTACCATATCTCTAAATACTGTTGAAGGAGAATGAATACCCAAAGCACCCTTTGCAGCATTTAAGGCTCTACTTGCTATATTTTGCATTGTGCTAAATAAATTACCAGCCGCATTAGTAATACCAGTAATAATACCGTGTATAATATTACTTCCTATACTTACCATTTTACCTGGTAGACTACTAATACCATTAATAATATTATCTTTAAATCTTTGTGCAGCTTCTCTACCCTTTTGAGCAAAGCGTATGGCAAATGCTATTACTTTTGCTATTGTTGTTAATAGAAAAGACCATACACGACCTGGCAATTGTCTTATAAATGTACTTACATTACTTAGGAATCTACTGCCGGCTTGTTGTGCTTTACTTGCCATTTGTACAACCCAACTACCAACTTTACTAATAGTAGTTGTTAACCAAGTCCACACTTTACCAGGTAGTTGTTGGATAAATGTAATAGCATTTTGCACAAATTTTGAACCTGCTTCATATGCCTTTTGAGCCATCTGTCCTACCCATAGTACTGCATATGCTACTACGAAACATAGCCAATACCAAATAGTTGCTGGTAAGTTACTAAACCAATTTCCTATATCACTTATCATTTGTGGAATAGTTTCAGTAAAGAAGTTTTGTAATGATTCTAAAGCATTACTGGCCATAGTTTTTATATTCTCCCATAAGTCAATCCAAAACTCTTTAAATCCATCAATATTATTCCAAGCCCATATAAATGCTGCCACTAATGCGGCTATAGCTGCTACAATTAATATAATAGGATTAGCCATTAATATCCCCCATAAACCTTGTAATGCAGGTATTACAGTGTCTGTTATTATAGGGACAAGAGTATCCATTATAAGTGATTTAAAAATTAAGAATGTTGTTTTCAGTGTACCAAATGCGGCTTTTATTATTTTAATTGCATCACGTAATTTTAAAAATGTTTGTATACCCTTACCTATAATAAGTAATACCGGACCTACTGCTGCAGCTAATAGAGCAATTGTCACTATTGCTTGTTTAATAGGCCCAGGTAATTTTAAGAAGGCTTGAAGTAATTTTGTAAGCATGCCTACTATTAATGACAATGGACCAGTAGTATTACCTATGTCGAGTTGTACTGCTTCCCAAGCACTACTTAACTGTTTTAGTGCCCCTGTTAAATCTGAGTTCATCATATCAGACATCTTCTTTGCAGTACCATCGCTTTTCTCTAGTGCGTTTGTGAATTTATCGATATCATCAGCTCCAGTATTACATAAGATACCCATACCTTTTATACTGTCAGCAGTAAATGTTGTCATTAATGCAGCGGTTCTTTGTGCATCTCCCATGCCTTTTGTTGCATTATCTACATCTGCTATAATATCGGTCATTTCCCTAAAGTTACCGTTAGCATCTTGTACTTGTACTTTAGTATTCCCTATTTGTATTGCTCCATTTTTCATCTTTTGTGTCATATCTCTTATGATTGCATTTAAGGCAGTACCACCTTCGCTACCTTTAAGACCGGCATCTGCAAATTTACTAAGGATTGCAGTAGTTTCCTCTAAACTCATACCGGCATTATGTGCATTAACTGCACAGTTTTTAAATGCTTCACCTAACATCTCTGTTGTTGTATTTGAATTAGCTTGAGCGTAGGATAATACATCTGCCATACGTCCTGCCTGGTCGGCTTCTAACCCGAATGCAGTTAGGTAATCAGTTACTAAGTCCGAAGCCTGTGCTAAATCCATTCCAGATGCTGCAGCTAGATTAAGTACTCCAGGTAAACCTGCTGCGGATTGTTGTGCATCCCAACCCGCAAGTGCCATATATCCAAGGGCATCAGCTGCCTCACTTGCACTATAAACTGTGGATGCACCCATCTGTTTTGCGGTATCCTCCAATAATTTTAAGTCACTACCAGTAGCCCCTGATAATGCTTTAACTTTTGACATTGAATGCTCGAATGTCATTTGTGTTTTTACTACACTTGCCCCTAATGCTACCACTGGGGCAGTTACTCCAGCAGTAAGTGCCGCACCGACACTAGATAAACTTTCCCCAGTAGCCTTTAAGCCGCTAAAACTACTTTGTGTTTGTTGTACTTGACTTACTGCTCTATTTAAGTTACTATTAAAATCACTCATTTCCAATTTTAGGTGAGCTACAATGCTCCCCAAATCTACACCAGCCATATTATTCACCACCTTTATAAATTAAAAACAGTAGAACTACTGTCCTACTGTTAATTTTATTAGCCTAATAGTAAATCTAAACCCGGATTTTTAGTTTTACTTTCTCTAATATCTTCTATGAATGTTGGTTTTTTAGTTTTGCCATCTTTATCAGGTTGCATCATATTGTATAGATATGTTGCAGCTTCATCTATGCAATAACGACCATACACGTCATCTTCATCTATTCCTAATAGATCACTAGGTCTACATCCAAAAGTCTTAGCAGTAGAAATAACATTTAGTATCCTCCTACTTTGGAATAGAGGGTATAGCCGCATTCACATTTCCTTGTGCTTCACCCATTATTTGCATCTTTTGAGTATCTGTAATCACGTCCTTAATTTCTTCATATGTTGGCTCTACTAGACTTTGTTCGCACACTAAATCTATTATTTCCATTATATCTTTTATCTTATTTTCATCTTGCTCAAATAATTGCATTGCTTGTGCATTGTCCTTTTGCTCAAATAAGTCATTTACTGTACCTAATAAATTGTTAGGAAGTTTGCCACTCATCATAAGGTTTAATAAACTCGCGGGTTTTATTCTTACTGCTATTTTTTCACCCGGTTCAAATCCATCTATTTCAATTATTCTAGTGGCCTTTTTTCTAAACTCTCTGGCACTTATTACTTTTAACTCACTCATTGTATTTCCCTCCTATATACATTATATTATTGTGCAGGGTCTTCTGGTAACTCACTCACAAATGTTATTTCTTTTATTGGTAGTTTTGCTTTAGTATTTTCTCTAGCTTTTATTTCAAACTCTGGAGCAAAGAATCCATCTCCTACTGTCATTGTAGGGAATTTACCAGTACATTTATTCAATGTAACTTTTGCATAGTTGACAATTGAATCTCCACTGTAGTTAGCAACATATAAGTCTAGTTTAAATGGTTTTGCCACGTTCCCTTCACTCATCATTGGAGTTGATAACTTTTTAGTACCAGTTGTATCTCCATTTTCCACTTTATACCCAGCTACAAGTCCTGCCATTGTATCATCAAATTGGTTATCTGTTAGTTTTATATCATATCCATAAATTAAATCTTCTGTTCTAACAACTGCTAATATACTAACATCATTTCTTAGTATATCTTCTTCACCTTCGCTAAGCACTGGTTCTAATTCAGCCTTTTGTGCAGTTTTTATATGAGCCACAACTCCACTTTCTTTAGCTGCCCCTGTAGTTGGGTCAAGTTCAGTTATTACTGCCTTTTTAATATTATATAATATAGCCATATTACACTTACCTCCTATTCATTATCATCATAATTAAAAATTACTGGTGTTCTACAAGTCAAAGAACACACATAACATCTTAAATCTTGATCGTACATATCATCACTCATATCATGTGTAATTTCAATGCCCGCTAAATATAACGCTTTTCTAACCTTGTTTCTCAACGTATCTAGTTGTAGAGGACTGTGTGGAGTATAGATATATATAATCCAGTTATCCCATCCACAAAGAGTGTTATCGAAACTTTGATTAGCACTTGTTCTCATTATTACTGCAGTATCCTCTGTGATACGTGCAGGACGGTCATGGACTGGCACTGTATTAATTACACCTTTTATTACATTATATATATTAAGTCTCGCACTCAATTTTTAACCCTCCTTTAAAACAAGTTTTGTATCATACCTTTAAAGTTATCAACCTCACTATCCCTGGCCTCTTCTAATATTTTGTATTTACCATCAAAGTCAGCTCTTGTTTCTAGGTAGTATCCATAGTCAACGCCATGTGCAATGCTAATATCTAAATCATTCTCAGTTACTTTATATTTACCTTTTAACTTATTCTGTGCTGATTTAGTTCTATTAGTCCAAGGATGGTTAGCCTTAGCATATGTTTGCATATTCTTACTAATAGTACTACCTACCACCTTTAACTCAGCCTGCATAGTTTTATTGAAAGTTTTTATTTTATCATTAAATTCTTTAGTGTCAAATGTTATTGTATTCGCCATCTAAATCAACCCTTTCCAATGAAACTTGGTATAGTAGATTATAATGTACTACATCGCTTATTTCTATCACCTTGTAATAAGTATCTTCATAAACTATGAAGTCATCTTCCTGTAGTGGGAAGTCTTCCTCATATGTAGCATATAAGGTAGCATATGAATAACCTTTTATAATACCTTGGTTATTATTAGTTATGCTCTTACTTCTGCTACTGGAACTATTATCTATTACACATTGTAAGTCTTGTATATAAGACATTTCTTCCTTTAGTACTTTACAACCCATTGCATCCACTTGGTATATATCCCTATATATTGGTACTTGATAACCATAATTATTTATGGCATTCTGTACTTTCTTAATTACCCCGGCTTGGATAGACTGTCTATTGCTCATCTACTCTACGTGGCACCTTTCCTGTTAGGGAGGTTACTTTTTTACTATTGCCGGAGTCTGTATTATATTGCTCTAAAAACATTGCAGCCATATTATTCCACATATCAGCACTGTTTTTTATTTTAATAGCACCTATGGTAATTTCATCTGCACTCGCTTTCGCCAAACAACATACATAAGCTAGTTGGTAAATGTTGTCATATATTTTAGCCATTTCTTCTAGTTGGTCATCTGTAAAAGTAGGATACTGGTCCTCTAATATTAAAACCTTTAAAGTATCAACGTCTACCATGTAACCACCTCCTATAAAAAAATTGGTTAGGCTAAGCCGTGTTAGCCTCGCCTAACCTGTATATATAAGGGAATACAATGAGCTATTTAATTATGCGCCTATAGCGCCTTGTTTAGATACATCTATTACTGCACAATTGTCTATTGCTTCGAATGAAGGTATCATAACACAAGAAACAACAGTAACAACTTGTACTGGATGTTTTTCTTTGAAAGTAGTAACAGTAGTACCATAAGCAGCTTGTGCAACTTGTGCATCTGTTCCTGACATTAAGTCAGATGCTTCTGGAGTAGTACCGTAAACAGTATTACCTAAGTTTCCAGCTGGCATTAATACCACTTTATTATCTGGTATTAATACTTCCTGTTTTGTAGCACTTGCTAAACCAGTTGCGTGGTCTAATTTACCAAATTTTTTACTATATACATAAATTGATACACCAGTTACTTGTTCTATAAATGCTTTCTTTTGTTGTTCACTTACAAAGTAATGCATTGTAGAATCATCTGGATACATCATTTTTTGAACTGTATCGCAATTTATCATATTTAAGAATGTGTTTCTATTCATTACTGCTCTTGAAGGTCTTATTCCTGTTTTAAGTTCCATATCATCACATATATCAATTAAGTCCCTAACTGGATCAGCAGTAGCTTTAGCAGCTGGTTGCCATTCAGCTCTAATAGCTTTGTATAAGTTTGTCATACCATAATCATATACATAATGAGCTCTACCATCTGCACTAGCAACATCTATTTTACCAGTTGTCATTAATTGGCATCTCATTATTTCAGCTTGAACTCTAGCACCTTCTATTAATCTAGCAGCTTCATCAAATATTTTTCTTATTAATGGTAATGCTACAGTATTATCAGGATGAGCTAATAATAAGTTTAATTGTTGTCTATCTTTTTCACCAATTCTCATAGCTTCTCTAAAGAATGCCATTTCAGTAGCAACTGCTTCGAATCCTTCTTTTTCTCTCATACGAGCTTTAACGTCGTAGTCACTTGGTTGTAATGCTACTGGAAGTCCATTAGCACCTTTTAACCAGCTTATATCAGTTCCCATACTAGTTCTTGAAGGAAATAATGTTTCAGCGAAGTATGGTTCTTTGTTTAGTGGGTTTTCTTTTACGTATGCTGCGATTTCTTTCGCATTTATATAATCAAATAAATTTACATTTGCCATTTATAAGCACCTCCTATTTATTTACCACGTGGATTAAAGTATTTTTAGTGTCTAAGTTATCAGCTCCAACTAGTCTATCTTTTCTTACGAAACCGTGTACTAATACTGCCACGTTTATAGCCACGTCAGTTTCATCAAAATCGTCTAATTTTATAGTATTAAATACTATACCATTTCCAGTAGCAGCCGCAGTTGATGATCCAGCAGCAGCTGCAGTTACATTTCCATCTTCATCGAATGCTACTACTGTACCTTTTTTAAGTGTTTTTGCTCCCTCAAAATCATCATCAGCCACTGCCATTGTTTTTAAGTTAGCATAAGTTATTGTTCCTGGTAAATTTACATAATGGTCAGGAAATGCTAATATCTCTTTTTCAGGTGCTAATATTTTCTTACTTCTTAATTTTGGCATAAATGCCACCTCCTAATTATTATTTATCGTTGTTATTAAAAAAATAATTACTATCAACTTGTTGTGCTTGTTCACTACATTGTTTTCCTAATAGTGAACCAAAGTCGCCTTCGTGTGTAGTTTTACTACCAAAGGCATTTAGATTACTTGGTTTTCCAGGAGAACCAAGATTTAAAAAACCCTTGTTAGGTTGTGATTGTGATTCTACATTATCGAATAGGTAGGCCTTGTCCTTTTGTAATGTAGCTAACTGGTCTGTTAATCCATCAACAGTACCATCATCTTTTAATACGACTTTTTCCATATCTAAGAATTTCAATAAGTCGTTTACATCTTTTGGTTTAGCTTCCGCTAATTCCTTATTTATGGCAGTTGTTAGTTTTTCTTTTTTAGCAGCTTCCTCCATGCCGGCAATTTTATCTTGTAGAGCTTTTACTTGTTTTTCCGCCTCAGTAGGATTTTTTACTTGCTTTTGTAAGGTATCTATTTCCTCGTTAGCCTCTGCTAACTCCGCTATCTTAGAATCTAAACGGTTTTTAGGTACATATTTATTATCCTTACCATCATCTATTAATACTTTACATCCCTGTTCCTCTAGGGCTTTTGTTATAGCTAATTCTACCTCAGCAGCATTATCAAGTCCTGCTAAAAATTCTCTTAATTTTCTTTTTGCCATACTTACCTCCAGTTTAACGTCCATCGACGATTAAATCATTGTTTTGAGAAAACAAAGAAAACATCATTAATACGAGGTTTTATGGATAACCAAGAACCTTTGTCATATCTATATATTAATTTTTACGAAAAAATATTAACTAAAAATAGACAATAAAAAACACCCAACTGTTAGGTTGAGTGCTCTATTATCTATTTAGTTGTCTCTTTATCTTCTTCCTCTGGAGGATATTTTTCATCAAATTCCTCTGGTGTTAATGTTAAATCGGGATTATCTAGTAATACCTGGTGCATCATTATCCCTATACCATCTATAACATTCTCATAGTCATCATAACTTAGTCCTAATACTTGTAAATCTATTCCACGCTCAAACATCATTGCGTGAGCTAATTCGTGGTAAAATGTTTGTATTAAACTTTGGTCATCTTGTAGTGATGGGTCCAATTGTATCTCGTGAGTATACTTATCACATAATCCTAAACATTGTCTACCATTCAATATTATTGGTTTATCAGTTAATTCTACTTTATAATATACACTTCCAACTCTTACTTCCTCAGGTATTACCATACAAATCCCTCCCTATTTATAAAATATCTCTCCATAAGTTTTGCCACTCTGTATGCATCTATCAATTATGTCTATTATCTCTTGTTCAGTAAGTCCTTCTACATCCATTAATGGAAAGTGTTGTTCAAACTTGTCTAAATAGTTTTGTAATTTTTCTCTCATTCTTATCAACTCCTTACATATATAGTATAGAAAAACTTACTGATTTACTAACTAATAATTAACATCTTCTTTTAAATTAAATAATTCATATGCATCCTTTCCGGCATCAATACACTGTTGTATTTTGTCTTCATCAGGTCCTAGTTGAAAACTTGGAAAATAATCATCAAACATCTCATAATATTTCTCATCTAATTCTCTATATTTATCCACCATTTATTTCAGCTCCTTTAATTTGTTTTTTATTATTTCATTTAATCTTTTAGTCGCAGTCGGGAAATATTTATTTACATATTCTAAAGTTTCTTTATCACCATGAGCCTCACATATATTTGCCCATGCCTCAGATGCGATTTCATTCATTCTACCTTCCTCTGTGCCACTTCTATTCCAGTATTTTTTACCATGTCCCCACATAACTCTACAATCACTGTTAGATAAACCGTCTATAACGTCTTGTATTCCTTTTGTCTTATGGTTTTTAGCTAAATCACTGTAAAATAACTTAGCATATGATTTTTCGTCGGTAAATGTACGCGCTATTTCTGCATCGCTCATGTCAGGATATTTCTGTTTTACTAATTTCTTTTTAATTGCAGCATAATCATTAATTAATGCTTGTTGGAATTCCTTATCGTAGCTTAATCTACCAGTAGTTCTTCCATTACTGTCTAATGTAAGTAAGTTATCCATAGCATGGCCTGTTTCATGGAACCAAACCGCAAATTTATAATATTTATATTTTTCCACGTTTTTAAGTTCTTTATTACAGTTCATGCTTATTATTTTACTACCATTAGTGTAATATGCCTCATCTTTACTTGTTTCCCAGAATCCCTTTATTCCCTTACTCATTCGATAATACGCTTGTTGGAAGTGAGCAGGGAAATCATTTAACATAGCTTCTGCAGCTTCCTTCAAGTATTTAACGTCAGCACGTTTTTTCATACCATGTTTTAAGAAGGCATCTTTATACTCTTGCAATTGTTGTTCTGTAAGTTTATTAAACGCAGCAGTAGGAGTTTGTTTCTCGATAGTTTGTTTCTTAACAGTTTGTTTTTTAGGAGTTGCTGGCTTAACTGTTTTCTTAACCGGTTTAATTGGTTTAACTGGTTGCTTACGTCCTCCTAGTCCTTTATACTCAGGTATTTTGTCCATTGCACCACTATTAGGTTCACCATTGGCCCATGCTTTCATATCCTTCGCTATATCCTCTGGTGTTGCTTTCTTACCATTAATCATCCATACAGGCTCTAGCCAACACGCTCCATTTGGATGGTCAAGTGGTACATCTTCCTTGTCTATTATATATACACGGCCATCCAGTTCGTTGCATAAAGCACAAGTTCTACCTGCTTCGTGGTTACTATGCCATTGTACTCCGCCCATATAAGGATTAACTCTTTTAGTATTTATAGTTTCCACTTGTGCTTGATGGGTTATTGTAGTACGTGCTAATCTTAGTGACTCATAGTCTAATCCACCACTATATTTTCTTGCATATCCACTACCTAGTTTTTCTCTTATCTTATTTCTACTCCATGTATGATGGCCACCCATAGCAAACTGTTTTAAGTTCTCAGCCATCTCAGCGGCTCCCATACCTTCAGCAGTACAACTAGCTACTGCATCTTCTATCTTTTCACCACTTTTACTAGCAGCATTCCACAACGTTTTATCTAGTCCTTTACCTTTTTCATATAACTTACCCTGCACTATCTGTTCCACAGTATCCGCATTAACTATATCAACTAATTTATCCACTTGGTCTTTAATCTGTTGATATCCATCTCCCATTAATAGCTTCATCATTTGTTTATTTATATTGGCCATATCTGTAGCAGTTTGGTTATTATATTTCTTCATCACCTTCTGTAGTTCTTCATATATCTGTTGACTATATGCGGCAGTTAAGTTCTTTACTTCTTTACTATTGCCATAAGCACTTTTAATATTCCTATTTATTATATCCATATAAGCATTTTTATAGACTTGTATTATCTGTTGTTGTTGCTTTTTAGTTAATTCCTTTGGTTTATTTCTTAATTGATCATTTAGTGTTTTTAAATACTCTAATCCATTCTCCGTTTGTGTATCACTAATAAATCTTGTCTTAGCCATACCTCCACCTCCTATATAATTTATTGTATAAAAAAAGAGAGGTTTATTAACCTCTCTCATTTTTTCACACTTTTTATTTAGTCCTAACCTATAAATTATAGTACCATTTTTATTAAGTGTCAACACTTAGTCTATATAATTTTTATATTTTTCTTTTAATTCTTTACCTCTCTTAGCTATATCACGTCTAAGCTCTGTTATTGCATCCATATAATCTTTTTCCTTTTTATTTACTCTATCTTGTATCTCTTGTGGTACAAATCCACGTATTTTAATTTGTTCATTTACATCATATCTATTCTTATATTGGATCTTTGTAAAAGTTTCTAAGAGATCTTGTAGTTGTGCCATCTCTCTACGTAGTTGATTATCAGTTACTACAGTTACATACTGTTTACCACATCTACATTCAAACCCTCTAATAATAATACATCCTTTTAATATAGCTAATTCTTTTTCTCTAGGATAAAATTCTCTTCCGCATTTATCACATTTAGCTTTAAATTTCAGTTGTTTTTCCCCTTTACGTCCTTTAGTCCATCCACCTTGTTTACTCATATCAATCAACCTCCCAAATTTTTTATTCTATATATAGTATAGAAAATTATTCAGTTTTGCTAATTGATCCGTTTAAATCAGCCATACTATTTTGTGTCATATTAACTTTATCCATCTCATCTAGTATCTCATCAAATTCTTTATCAGCTTCCTCAGCACTACCAAACTCTCTAATATAACTTTGTTTACTACGTACATTGGCTTCTACTTCTTTTATTGCTATTGTCTTAGTATCAATCTCATCGTCTGGAATTGGATAGTTATGAGTTAAATCTAAACTTACTTTGTACTGCATAGCTTGATTGATAGAAGGGTCATCTGGATATAAATTACTCTTTAATACGATTTCCTCAATTAATTTTAGCATCCATAGAATAGCTTCATCCCATGCGGACCATTTTTCTTCACAACGTGTAATAAGGTCATCATATAACATACGTAACGCTTTACCACTTGCTACATTAACTAGTGATTCTGGTAGTGGTTGTTCCATACATTCGTACATATCTTTTTTCAATCTCTCAAGATAAGCATCTGCTGCACCTTGGAATGTAAATTCACTACCGACCTTTTGTATAGATGCTTGTTTATAACTACCATTTGCACTACCCATTCCTAAAGATGTATCTGTTTTAATATCTAATATTGACCCAGGTGCCACTACTATTCCTTCAATAGAAGCACTGTCAGCATCAATAAAGGCCGTTTGGTCAAACATCGCAAATCTTAAACTGTCTCTATAATCACTAATAGTTTTATTATAATCCATTTGCATATCCATTAAATCTTTTACATCACTACGTCCTCTAATATCTCCTGTAAGTCCGTCATTAAATATAACTGTACATGGTATGCAGCTTAATCCAGTATTCCACTCACTACGTATTTCCACTTGTTGCATTTGTTGTTCATCTTGTTGTTCTCCTGCAATACTACTATTAAGTATGTTTGGTACTTCTGCATAGGCTATTGTGTTAGTACCATCTACTACCATGTATGTACACCAACACTCTTCACCTCTCATTTCATAGATCCATTTATGCCATCTTTGCTCATTTTGTAATTTACCTACTGTGCTTTCATCTTGGTAAGCTATTTGCACTTTGATTAGTTTGTCACAGTCATTTGGGTCATATTCATATAGGAATTCTGGCATTGTATAAAATCTAAACTTTATAGGTGCATTGTCTATAGGGTTGCCATAGTCATCTACATCCAACATTAATGCTAATAATACACGTTTACCAATGACACAATCCATAAATGCTTTACTAAACTTATTCCAAAACTTTCCATCATCTAATATTTTTTCATAGGCAATTCGTTTATCATCCACCAACGTTGGATCAGTGCCATCTACGCTCTTTACTACTATTGTAGGTGGAACACTAGTCATAAATCTTCCTTGTTTTTTAAGTAGCTTTTTAGTTAAGTTTCTTATCTCTCTTGTTGGTCTATAATCTCTGTCTTTTACTGCCCATAGTTGGCCAGTTGAATCTTCTAAATCATCTTCTAATTGTTCAGGTCTACCTTCGTAGAACTCGTAGTACGATTTAACCTGTTGTAATTCTTCTAAGAATCTTCTATCTGTACTGTATAGTCCTACTAATGCTCTATCTATACTGTTATACAAACTCATTATTACCTACCTCCTTTTAATATATTGCACCTTTACCGCTTAGTACTTTAAGCGCATCATCTAACGTTCTATAATTAATACTATCTGTCATTACTGCATAACGTATTTTATCCATAGCATGGTCATTCATTTTTAATATTTCTTCCACGCCTTTGTCCAGTTTATCTTCGTCCCAACAATAGGACCCAAATTCTTCTATATCACTTTTACAACTTGGATCTAATGTAAACTTATCTTGATTCAATAAATAACTTACTAGTTGTATTCCTAGTTCCACATTATTCTTAGCTGGAACTACTTTTATATGATGTCTTTGGAAAAACTTATTCTTCTTTAGCTCCACTATTAACGGAGCTGCACTAGGGTCAACTGTTATGTATTCTGGCATTACATTATTTTCCTGTATAAATGCAATTAAATCTGTCACGTACTCCGCAACAGTCTTTTGTCCTTCTTTTCTACCATTATGATAATAACTTGCTATTTGGTGATATCTCTTTGTAGGAGCATAGTAACCAAATATACCAAAAGTAGTGGCATTTTGTATCCCGAAGTCAGCACTAATAAATATTCTTGTCCAGTTAAGGCTTAACTCTTTAGCATGTCTATCTGGATCAAACATTGGATATATAACTCCATCTGCCATTACCCATAATCCTAATATAAATCGTTTGTAGAATACACCACTATACATTGATTTATATCTCTCTATTACCTCTTGGCTTAGACTTAAATTATCTTCCATTGTGAAGTGTATATGTAAGGCCTTTCTTTGTTCGCACTTCTGGATCCACTCCTGATTAAACCAGTGGAAAGGACTATCAGGGTTACAGTTAAACCAGAACTTAGCTCCTGTTACAGAACAACGAGCAGTAGCTTGATTTACAAATGATTGTGGCATTAAAGCTACCTCATCAAAGAATACTCCTGCTAATGTTATCCCCTGTATTAGGTCTTGTGAACTCTCATCCTTTCCACCGAATATATAAAAGTAGTTTATTGCTTTTCTAATATTGCCATTCTTTGTTTTCCATGTTCTACTAATAGTTAATAGGTTCTCACTTCTATTGTCATGCACCATGTAGCCTCTACTTAGCAGCATCTGTTTTAATGGTTGTACAACATTACGTCTACAAGAGGCTATTGTCTTACCACACAGTGCAAAGTTCATACCATTATATCTCTCTGTGGCCCAGTTAATATAACTAAAACTCATACAAACTGTTTTACCACTACGTACTGCTCCATCACATATCAATGCAGTATTATTTTTATACTTAGGGTCCAACCACCAAGATAATACTTGTATTTGTTTTGAGCTAAATGGTTTCCATCCAAATGGTACTACCTTATTAATCTTGCTCATAGTCATCACCTTCATTGATACGTTTTAAAGAGTCTGCTAATATTGCCACAAAGTCGTCTTGTACGCTTTCATCACCACCAAGTCCTGCAATAGCTTTTTTAAGTTCCATTTGTTCATATTTCATTTTTAATTCCATTGCTTCTTTAAATGGAATAGTACCAGTACATTCATCTAGGAATGTCTTAATAGCTACCATATTCTGTATAGCTTGAGCTAATTTAAAGTGAGATATCTTACCTTCTCTATCCAGGATGCTGCTACTATTCTTTGCCATTGATTGCTCCCATAAACATAGTAGCTTATATCCTGCTTGGTAATATCTATCTACTAATTCTTTATTAGCATCTACATACACTGCCTGGCATTTATCTAGTGCTAGTTGTTTTGTAGCTTTCCTTTTTTCCGCCCAACCTTCACTATGTATTAACTTTGTTAATGTACTGTTACTAATATTCCATTTGTCGCACAATTGCTTATGGGTCATATTAGCACAATAGTCTAAAAATAATTGGTCAATCTCATCTCCTGTTAGTTTTGCTTTTCTTGCCATCTAATCACCTACTTTCTAAAATGCTTTGGAGTATTGTGGTAATGTTTTATCTCTACCTCCCCATCAATTCTCCTTTGTATTTGCTCTTTATATTTCTTACTATTACTCAATCTTACAAGGCTTACTAAAAAGTATTTATTAACTTTCTTTGGTACCTTATTGTTTATTATGCAATCAACTAAGTACATTGCTTGTTTATAACTGTGTATGTGTGTATGTCCTTCATCCCACTCCTTCTTCGTATTATATACTACAAATTCATCATGTTCCTCTCTTTGGAATACTACCATATATTTCTTAGCAAATACTTTTTTCATTTGGACCATCCTCCTATCACAAATTTATATTAGTTATTCTTAGTAATTATTAATGTAAGAATTGCTATTTTAAGACTTATTTTAGTACAATTAATAATCATTTAGGACTTAATTATATAGGTTTATTGTACTATTTGTATTAAAAAAGAGTGATTAATGTACTATTAACCACTCTATTTGATTGTTATTTAGTTGTTAAATGTTCAGTTTGTGTAATTACTTCTTTTGTTAATGCATCAATTACCTCTGGTATCTTATTAGGTTCTAAGTGTTCCTTTTCTACTAATGCTTCTATTACTTCTAATACTACTAGTGTTGCTTCTTCCATTAGTTTAATTGGATCACCTTTTAGTACTATCTTATCGTTCTTAATTTTTATCATATTATTTATCCTCCATCTTTTCATATTTATCTATCATAGCATTAAGTAAATTGTCCATATCTATTCCTACTTGTTTTGCTTCTTTTTGTAGTTGTTTCATTTCTTCTTGTGTCATTATATGATCATTCATTACTGGCCACCATTTTTCTATTAATTCATTTGTTGCATATATTTCCCATGTTAATTTATCCATATCTATTCCTAATCCTCCTTTTATAATATCATTTACAGTTATTTCTTCCGCCGCCACTTTTGGCTCCTCTTGTGGTGGTTTTATATGTTGTACTGTAGTTGTTGTATCGTCAGTATATTTATGATTACATTCTATAGCTACTTTTGTTGTTTGGGCTATTGTGTCTATCATGTCAAACTTAGCATTTAATGTATTAACACCCGGGCTTAATTCATTTTTATATTTCTCTACAATAGCATTTATTACTGTAGATTGTAATGCAGTTAGTTCAAATAATAAATCTTGTAGTTCACCTTTTACTAATGCCCCCTTATTCACTATTTGTACTCCATCTTTAGTATCCACTGTTATTTTAATCATATTATTTCTCCTCCTCATTTTTAACTTCTATAAAATATATATTAGTATTCAAAGTACTTAAACTTTGTAATATGTAGTTTAAATTTTCTAATGTAACATCACGATATATAAAACAGTTCATGCCATTATTCTTGTTTATTACCCTTACTCTATATTTCATTATTTATCCCCCTTACTATTTAGTTCCTTCTCCATTGCTTCTACTGCTTCTTTAATGTGTTGTACTGCTGCAAAATCTGTATAGTCTTTTAAGACTACATCCCTGTAGCCCATTAATAGGGCTACTAATTCATATTGTGATACTAATGGTTCTTGATGTGGTGTTACTTTCATTTTTACAAATGCTTGAACCTTTCCATTAACTGGTTTTAATTTACTTTTAACTTTAATCATATATTTGTACCTCCCGTTATTTCCTTCATTTATTTACTTATATATAGTATAGAAATAATGTTGTATTTACTAAGTACATATTTAATTATTTTCTACTGGTTCACTTGGTGATTCTTCAACGTCGTTATCTGTATTACATGTATCTTCAGGGTCTATGCAGCTATCATGTACGTCCTTATTAGGGTAATCTTCGTCTTCATCATAAAATTGTCTATGTTTTTGTTGTTCCTCTTTTTTATGTTCATATTCAGGTGTATAGTTACCATATTCATCATTTATTTGTGTGCCATCTTCATCATAGCAAATAGGATATTTACCTTGTTGTTCTTGTTGTTCTTGATCTTCTTGTTCATGTTTTTTCTCTTGTTCTTTAGCTTCTTCTTCTAAATGTCCACCATGTTTTTTAATTAATCCCTTTTCATACATTTCATCTTCGGTCATATCGTCTTGATCGTCTTTAGTTTCTTTTTTAGGTTGTTCTTTTTTAGTAGTGTCATTAGGTTGTTTCTTTTGTTGTTCTTCTATTTGTTTTGCTCTCTCTTTAGTTACAGTTTCTTGTTTAACATTACCATTTTCATCCACGTATTTAATTGTTACAGTGTCATCATCTTTACTGTCGTTATTACTACTACATCCAACCATTAAACTTGCACTTAAAATACCAACTAAACCTAAACTCATTAATTTTTTCATCATCTTATTTACCTCCATTTAAACCTTTTATTTTTTTAGTAGTATATTGTTGCTCACTTGTTTTGTAAGCAGTTAAGAACTTATTATTCTTGTCTACTACTATTGTAGTATAATTCATTGTGTATATTAATTTATGACTTTGTTTACCTGGTACTACATCTTTTATACCAGTTTCTAATGCTTCTAATATTTTAGTTTTATTAAGTCCGTGCTTTTGGTAACTGTGCAACAATTCCATTTTACCGAAGTTTATATCTAACATTTCCCCCAACCCCCTTATTGGGAGCTACCTATTTGGTAGCTCTATTTATTTTATTCCAAGTTTCTCCAAATACATCTTCTCCAAATTTACTGATCCAAAATGATCTAAATGGTTTGTAATTATTTTCTAACCAAGCATTTATTTTATTGTCGTCTTTACTGTTGTAAACTACTTGACATTCATTTATCATTACATATATCTCTTGTTCTAATCTTCTTCTATCTTCAAGTTCTTGTCTTAATTGAGCACTTTCTAATCTTAAACTTTCTAATACTTTCATGTTTTCTTGTTTTTTAGCTTCTCTTATTTGAGCTTCTACTTTAAATATTTTTCCTTCTATTTGGTTTATCTTTAACATAATATCTACCTTCCTTTTCTTTTTTTCTTATCTTTTATTAACATAATTATACATCTACTTATATAATTAATCAAGTGTTTTCTGAAAAAAAAAATAAAAAAATCCCACATTTTTTTTATGTGGGACTGTATTCTCTATAAGTCTAAGCTATCAAGTGTATCTATAAGTAAGTTCACATCATCTACTACCAACATAAATTTTACATGAGCAGTATCATTATTTACTGTTACTGTACGTAGTGAGCAATCTACTTTATTATCCTTTAATATGGTCATTACCTTGATTAATTCATCCATTGTTAACTTATTCAATCTTTCATATACCTCATTTGCCATACTATCATCTCCTTATTGGTTTTTATATTCTCTTTCCACTAACCATAGTAAACAATAATTAGCTAAATCTAATATAGTATCATCAATCTTCTCGTCCTTTACTTTTTGCTCTGGAGCATTTGGATTACATAATGTCATTAATCTATTATATTTATCTGTAATTCTTACTAAGAATGATATATCACCGAATTTTTCATAAGTATCAGCAACGCTATTGCCATAATCATTATTTTTATTTTTATAAGTTTCAGCTAAATTATTTAGTAGATAGTCATATATAGTTTGTCTAGTTATTTTAGTTTGTTTTGCCCCCTTATCGGGTATAAATGGTTCTACCATGTCTTTATTCCATGCAAAAGAATTATTATTATCAGCTAAATATAAATCACCGTCCATATCTATATCTACTATGTTATCAATTTTACCTCTAAATTTTAGCATAGATTCATTAACATTACATTCTCCATATTTTTCCCCTGCTTGTATACTCTCTCTTATTTTAACTAAATCACCTATTTTATATTCCATACTATTTACCTCCTTTAAACTATTCATTAAAACTTAATACTATATCACACGCTTTTATAATTCTATTATTTTTATATTTATCTCTAATCTCATCACCACTATTATATATTCGTACATTGTTAGTAGTTTCATTTAAATCTATAGTAATGGCTTTTTGCTTAACATAATCCCAACCTATCAATAAATAACTATCTCCATCTATGATTATATCTCCACTAGTAGCCAAATTCCCTTTAGGGTAATTCTTCTTTTTTATTTCCATATTATTTTTCCTCCTTTAAATAGTTATCTAAAAACTCACATAAATTTATTTTATTTCTATCCTTATATACAATGCAGTCAAAGCATAAGTGGCAAAACTCACATTGTCTATGCTCTTTTAACCTTTCAATATTGCAGGGTGCTAAGACCCTGCTTTCTATTTGTTCATTAGTGTAATAATATTCATCCAATTATTTTTCCTCCTTATATGTTAAGTAACCACAACCTAATGCAGTTGCTATAATAATTCCTAAACTAACAGGTAATGAAAATCCAGCTATAACAGTACAGGCTGTTATTCCTCCCATTGTTACCGCGTCAGCAATAATTGTATTTTTACTCATTATGTGAACCTCCTTTTTCTAATATATACTGCATATAAGCTAACCTACAGTCCGCAGTTTCATATTGTGCTAGGGGACAATCTTTACATCCCCTAGTTTTTCCGTCATACATACTATCACAAAATAATTTTACTCTATCTGTTAGGTCAGCTATTAATTCTCTATCACTTTTATTTTTTCTTCGGCTCATATAATCCACACCCTTTCAATTCTGGGCAGTACCCTAATTTTTTACATTGTGGAACTAATAATTCTTCATATCTTGGCTCAACTGCAATTACTTCTTTTATCATTTGTTGTGTTAAATAGTGTATCGGTAATTCAGCTCTGTTACATAATCTTACATTTGCTAAATGTATAAGACCTTCTATGTTTACTGCAAAGCTACAAGCACTCGCTACTCCAATTGGTACAAAAGTTCTTGCTATCTCGTTTGCACGCTCTTTACTAATACCCTTTTGTCTCATCCTTTCGACTGTCAACTGATAACTAGTTGCAGCATATTCTTCACTCATATAATGGTCCCTAACTAGTAATGGGTCCTTTATTATGTCGGGTGCAGCATATACATCCATTTTACCTTTTGTAACGTATCTTAAACTTTGCACATTTTTTACTACGCCTACTTCATGTCTTACTAGTTGATCTATCGTGAAACGTGGTATTCTTTGTAAGTCAAATACAAAATATAAATGTCTACTGCCACTTAAATGCCCACTCTTTAAACAGTGTAATCCTACTTTTTCCGCTTGTTCTTTTGGTGTATCATAACATACACAAGCAAATTCACCATGTTTCTTTATAAATTGTGTCACTTCATCTTTATTTACCAAAGTTACTTTAAAATTCTTTTCACTAAACATTATCTAGTTACCTCCTCATATTCCTCTTTTGTTATATTTACAACCTCACCACATCTAACGCATCTAACAAAGTAGTGAGTTGGCATAATTAACATAAATACCGCTAATATAAAACATATTGGAGCAGCTATCCAACCAAGTATCGGTATCCACATCATACAACCACCTGTTAGTAAAAATATTAAACTATAACTACCTCTACCCATTTTACAATATTCCACATCGCCATTACATTTTTTACATTTACGTCTTGTCATTTATTTCCCCTCCTTCAAACTTTTCTTAATATCCTTTTCCAGCTTGTTTAATGTATCTAATACTGTTCTTATATCTTTTAATTCTGTCTCTAATATACCTAATCTTAAACAGTCAACTAATGCCTTCTCTAATGTCGGATAATATCTTTCTTTTGTTGTATATGTTCCTACTTTAGTTTTATATGTTTGTATAAGCACATAATTTTTATCCTTGTCAGTAGTAATTTCAAATTCTTTATTTATTTTCATTACTATCATCTCCTTGTATATAGTATAGAAAAATTTACCATTTTGCTAACAATAACTTAAAATTTCTATTATTAAACTATAACAAGCTACTACACCTTCATATTTGCCTGTCTTTACTCCCTGATCATACTTTTGTACTAATCGTAGTGCAGTAAGTAATTTAGCGGGCTTTATACGGTTATAACGTAGTATATTATTACATATCCAACTATTAATACCAGTTATTTTAGAGATATCTTCTTCCCCTCTATATCCTTCTACTAATACACATTTATGGAGTTGAGAATATATGGCATATATAATACCCATTGCATTATTTTTATCCTCCAATAACTGGTCTAATAATCTAAATGTCAATTGTTCATCTTTTTTCATTATGGCATCTGCTAGTTGAAATACAGTTACTTCTTCTTTTGTTGGTATATACTCATCTACTATCTTTTTATTCAGCTCTTTTATTCCTGATCTCTTGAATATATCCATATAATTGTTAATTGTATTTAAATCATTATTGCAGGCTTCTATAAAATATTGTTTATTACTTACACTACCTTTCATATTAACCACACTTAACAATTGTTTTGTTGTCATATGATTGAATTCTACTACACAATTATTTAATTCCTTTATAAATTTTTTACATTTACTCGGCGTTGTAACTTGTACTACTAATACTGCATTTCTAATTTTATTACTTATACTGCCCCACGTTTTTTCACTCTTAATAAAATCCATATCATCTCTAACTACATATACTGCAAATTTACCGCCTATTAGTTTACTTGTTATTTTGTTATATATGTCAGCCACTCTATCTATACGCACTACATTACCCATTTGTTTTAAGTATATATTTTGCAGCTCAATTTCTTCCCCAGTAAAAATATAAAAGGGAAGTAAATTACCTTCCCTTATTTGCCCCTGTAGTTCTAATAAACCTAACATAATTTTATTCCTCCCACTATTTGGATTAAATACCATATAGCTAATGAAATTACTATAGCACTTATACCATCAATATCCCTATCGCCTATTGTTTGTGTTATCCAATCAATTACTATACTCATTGCAACTATTAAAACCATAAAATTAAACATATTATTTTCCTCCCTTTTGTTTTTTACGTTTTATCCCATGTTTCTTAATGTCCTGTTTTTCCTTTATGTTGTGTTGTTCCTTCATATATAGTATATTATTTAATGTAATTTTACTAAATTCATCTATAAATAATTTTTTATTTTTCTTGCTTATCTTGATCCCATTCTCATCTTCATTGATAGCACATACAGTTTCAAAGTGTCTTGCAGCAAACCCACGAACATATTTTTCTTCACTATACCAAGCAAAACAATCTTTATAAGCCTCTGCAAATTGTTTGGCAAACTTCTTAATTTCCCTAGCATCATTTTTTAATGGTAACATATTATTTCCCCCTTAAAGTTCTAATATTTAGTACAAATATATCGAATATTAATGGTTTATTTGCTCCTCTTATCCTTAAATCTCTTAGTGCTAAACTAGTGTACTCTATCATCTTATGATCCACATAGCTACTGTGTTTCTGCTCATCTATTACTACCTGTTTAAATAGTTCTAAAAATAGTTCCACTGGATAGCCATCATTTTCTTTAAACCCTATTGGATTACATATCTTAAAGGCGTTCCCTGTGCTAACTCTTAATATATTGTTGTATACCTTTAATGCATATTGATACATATTGATGAAATCCTTATCAACATATTCCAACATTTGCCCCGGTGTTGTGGCTACTTTACATAGTATATCTCTTGGCACTTCACCCAGATCGTATAAATCAAATACATCATTTAGCTCGTGTACACTGTAATTATCCATTATTAATAGTTTTGCTCTACTACGTATTGTTGCTAATAAATTATCTATATTTCTTACTCCAATCATTATGTAGCCTTTACTAGGTGGCTCCTCAGCTAATTTAAGCAATGCATTCTGTGCTGGTATAGATAACTCATCTCCCTTTATATAAAATAATGTCGGTGTAGATATAGCAGTACAATCTTCTATTAATTGTCTAATACCTTCGATATTATTATCCACTAATACATAATTATAATGGTTATTATTAGCTATTTGTTTACTCATTAGATACTTCCCTGCCCCTCTATCACCCCACAATATAAAAAAGTGAGGTATAGGTTGACCATTCAGCTTGGCTTGTAACTTAGCCTGACCTATTATTTTAGACATAAGATTATCAACTCGCTTTCAACTAAATTTTTAGGATTCTGCTCATATTTTATCTTGTCTAATAAGTTATTGATCCCATCCAATATATCTACTAAGTCATACTTTGAAGTATTAGTTGCTATATGGATACATTGTCGCATTATATCAGTTGGTATCATTGTTAACTCTTTATTTCTTGTTATATTCAGCTTACATAAATCTAGTACAAACTTATTTAAGTCCTTTACAAATAGTTTTAAGTCTTTTCCGTCTCTATATATCTTGTCGATTATTTGTATCGGTTCATCTGGTTGTTTATTTATAATCCCTTGTACTATTCCTAATAGATATTCATAATTAGTAATTCCTAAGCAATCTAATACTGCTTGTAGTGTTATCTCATTTGTATAACCTAGTACTGTATCTAGTTTCATTATGGCATCTCTCATTCCCCCGTCAGCTAATTTTGCTATATACTCTATTGCCTCTACGTTATATGTTAATATACCTTCCTTTTTTAAGATATACTCTAATCTTTGTACTATATCGAATTGTGGTATACGTTTAAAGTCAAAACGTTGTAATCTACTTAATATAGTTGGTGGTATCTTATGTGGATCTGTTGTACATAATATGAATATAACTCCCTTTGGTGGTTCTTCTAACACTTTTAATAGGGCATTGAATGCACCGAGACTCAACATATGAACTTCATCTATTATGTATACTTTGTATTTACTGTCTAAACTTTTCATTTTACAGTCATCAATTATACTACGTATATTATCAACACCATTATTACTGGCACCGTCTATTTCTATTGGTTTTCCTTTACCTTCATTTACGTCATTTGCAAATATCCTAGCACTAGTAGTTTTACCAGTTCCAGGGCTTCCGGCGAACAAATAAGCTTGTTTTATCTCTCCAGTTTCCAATTGGTTAGTTAATACCTTTTTTATATTATCTTGACACACCACGTCATTAAATGTTCTCGGTCTATATTTAGTTGCTAATGCTTCCATTATAATTCCTCCCTTAATTTTTCTATATAGTCTTTTAGATCCTGTAATGGTATTATTGCATATTCTTCCCCCACCTTCCCAAAGTCAAATACTAACGCACTATATGGTCTATGCATTGCCAATGATTGTTGTTGTAGTTTAGTTATCCATTCTTTCTTTATGGTAAATTGTGTTGCAGGTTGCATTTTAGTTTTACATTCTATTAAGTAAAATGTATCAACTAATACATCTCCTTTTTTAGTATGTCCTGCACCACTATTAGGTGTAACTTCTCCTTCCAAGTAATTAGCTACATATTGTTCTTGTTCATCACTTTTACTTCTTGTACTCATATAAAAACACCTCCTTAAATTAAAACCTCCTATATATATAGTATAGGAGGTATCTCTTATTCGCTAACTTGTTCTTTAACTTTTCTAAAAAAATCTTTTACTACTCTGGATACATATGCAGGTGATACACTGTACTGATATGCTATGTATGTACCTTTTATGCCACACAGATAATCAGCTATTATAGCACGTTGTTTGTCATTCTTCACACTCTTTAGTTCTTCCCTAATAATTTCTTTTAACTCACGTACTAAAGCACTAAGCTCTACATCTTCCTTGCTCTCCAAATAATTTTCTAATGATGTATATCTAATATGTCCATGATGCTTGAGTTGTATATATCCGTCTATAGATAATATCTTATATATATTCTGTTCTCCATCTGTGGTATATCTATTATGTTTATCCATTCTATTCCTATATTGTCGTAGTTCTCTTTTTATAGCTGGATAAGCAAATGTCGTGAATAATGTGCCATAGGATGGGTCATAATGGTCGACACACTTCATTATACACTGCCAAGCAACTTGATACATTTCATCTCTATCATTATATAATTTATATGGTTTTAATAGAGAATATACCATATTGTCTATGTACTGGGGTAATTCATTTATTGCATCTTTTTCACCGTTTTTATAGCGCATAACTATTTCTTGGCACTTATTACCATTATTACTCATCCAACATCACCCCATTTAGTCTAGTTAGTAATTCATGAACTACATCTTCATGTTTATGTAAATAGTCTAAAAATCTAGTCATACCTTGGAAGTTCAATTCATTGCCTTCCTTGTCTAATACTATATTACTTTGCTCATCTATTACTCTATACCAAGAACCCGCTTGTTGTACTATTTTATAATACATACATACATTAATCATATCGTATAGAGTATCTACACCCTCTAAATATTTTAGTGTATAATAACCTAGTCTTCTATTTGGTTTACATACCTTTGTTTTTATAATTTCCATGCCAACTCTATTACCGGCTGGGTTTTCAGCTTTACTACTTAACTCTTTGTTGTTTTCGTCCAATAATGTATCTTTTCTAAATTTAATTCTTAAACTACAAGCATGTTTCCAACCTTTACCACCTGGAGTACTTATGGTACTAAACATACTACTTAAGTCCTCACGTATTTGATTAATTCCTATGAAAGCACATTGATTAACTGTTAAATGAGGTAAAATTTTACTACAAAATATAGTTAAAGGTTGTGATATACCGCCATAGGCTTTCTTCTCCATACTCTCATCAAATATTTGTTGAGGAACTAGACAAGGTATACTATCTAATACGCATAACCCCACATTCCCAGTACTAATTAATTCAATTATTATTTGTAGTACCTGTTCTGCAGTTTGTTCTTGTGGTCTTACTAATATCATTTTCTCTGTGTCTACGCCTAATAACTTAGCCCATTCAGTATCCAAAGTTTGTTCTGTATCTATATATAATACTAGTTTTTCACCTTTTTCCTGTACTTTATCTAATTCTGCGCTTAATTTTGTAATTTCCTTTTGTGCTTGTTTTGTGTTAGTTTGTTGTAATAGTTCTATTTGTTGTACCAATTCCCCAACTTTTTTATCGTAAACCTCCTGGAATTTCTTTTGCGCATTACCACAAATATCAAGAGCGGAGGTTGTTTTTCCTCCCCCTTCACCTCCAAAGAACTCAGTTATTTTTCCAATTGGTATTCCACCATAAGTCATATAATTTGCCATAGGACTACTAAATGGTATTTTATCCACTTCTATTATGTCAGTTCCTTGTTGTATTATATCTGCACCAAATTTTTTATTCAATGCAGCCATTTTTAAATCAATCTCCCTCATTATGTAATCACTCCTTTATTTGTATTCTATATATAGTATAGAAAAAGTGGGTGATTTACTAACCACCCACTCTGTTTTATTTCCCAGATGTACCATATCCGCCACGATCTTCGTTGCCTAATATATCAACTTCATCTATATCTAAAGGAGTACTCTTTTTAACACTTATTTGTACTAATCTATCGCCTTTCTTAAAGGCTCCATATCTAGTACTGTAAAACATTGCTAACCATTCATCATTATCTCCACAGTACGTATCATCAACTAATCCCATACTATTTGTTAATAATAATCCAGTATGTTTAAATGTACTACTACGAGGTAATATATACCCCTCGTAGCCCTTTCCCATGTCCATAGAAAATCCTAGATGAACTACTACTATATCTCCTGGGGCGAACCTTACTATATTACTAGTAGGTTCTACCCCATTTACATTTGCAGTACGTACATAACAATCATACCAGTTACCATTATTACTTTGTGGAGCTTGCCCACCTTCAAATACTCTTACTTTTACTTTTTTATTTGCCATTAAAAATCCCTCCCATTAGCTATCATATTATTTCTAGTAACATTAAATTCATTAAGTCTTAAGTTCATTAATTTTTTCAAACTACTGTGCAGCATGTCAGCAATGTCTAATTTCTTCTCACATTGTTTGTAGACTCTAATATAGATGTCCTCTATAAATTGTTCTTCCTCTACCATTAATTGAGCATCACTTGTTTTTGCTGCAACAGTACTTTCGTCACTGTGCATATAGGCAGTGTTAAAACGTGTTTTCTTTTGTGTTTTAGCTGCATCCACCCTAACACCTAATACTTGCATTTTGTCTATTAATTCATACATTAAAACAGGTAATAAGGCTATATACTTTTCTAAGTCGTCATTACTTAGTGTAGAGGTATTTTGTAGTAATTCCTTAACATCGTATATACAGTCGTCCAAGGTACCTGTATATTTTTCACTAATAGTTAATGCAGTATTAACTATATCATCACATTGTTTATTAAACTCTTTTATAATATCCAATTTACTCATCACTACAACACTCCTTTAATTGAGCCATTAAGAATAACCTACTGTCAAAGGTTTCTTTATTCAAAGTAAAATTAATCCTTTGGTACGTAACTGGTAATTTGGAAATAGCTACTATAATCTCACAATCATCTACAGTTAAACTTTGTCTATTATTTTTCATTGTTCTTTTTATGGTACTCCATGGTATCATATATACTTGTTTATGCTCTCTGAACTCTACTACTACCATTGGATTACAACCTTGTACATGACTATAGAAGTCCAACTGTTCCTTTTGGTTATCTGTTATATTACTAAAATCAAACCTACTGCCCTTTACACTTTTTAGCTCAAATAAATACTGATATGGATATTTGTAGTAGATAAAATCACAGGGGTTTTTTACCCCTGCATATCCATTAGTGGTGTCGTATAATCTAACTAATTCTTTACCAACACCCTTTTTAAAATTATTTTCAAACTTCTTACCATAGTTCATTTGTATCCTCCCTAGCACAAGTATTTTTATATATACAATAGTTACATTTAGGTTCCTTTGGTGGCAACACGTCAAATTTAACACAGTCATTTACATATTGGATAGTGTCTTCTATACTCTCAATCATTTCTTGTGGCACTTCAAATAAATAACCTTTTTTGCTGCAATTGTCTCTATTTTCATAAATAAATATTACTTTTGGAACTCCTATACACATTGAGTAACAAGCTGCTTGTAATTTGTGTCCTTGGTGTGGCTCCTCGTGGGAGTTGTATTTGTGGGTACTTTCAGTTTTAATTTCTATTATATAGTACTCACCTTTATATTGTACTAATCCATCACACATAAAACGCATATTATATTTCTTACTAAATAACTTAGTTTCATTACCTTCCTGTGATACCACTTGTGGATCAGTAACTCCCTTACTGTGTAAATAATCACCAACATTTATCCATTTACAGTGCCCGGTGTATTTTGCCATTTGTTGTATATAATCTTGTATTGTCTCATGTCTATCAGTCCCACTCTCACAGATGCCAACTAAATTTACGCCACTACTTTGTTCATCTGGTTGAGCTCCTATCATTTGGTAATACAAACTTCTTTTACATCCAGCTATCCCACTAGGTTTATAAGACCTAGTTGGGATATAATCACTCTCATTCTCCTTCTCTATTGTATATATTAAGTCATTTACAAATTGTTGAGCTATCTCATTACTCTTTTCAGCTCTAACCATTTTGGCTATTTTATTTAACTTCATATAAGAACCTCCTATTCTTCGTCGGCAGTTGCCAACATCATTATACTATCCTTAGTACATAGCTTAATAGTTTCTTCTGTACCGAATTGTATTTTTACATTAGGTTCATCTACTGCACTAAATAAGTCCTTTAAATAACCCCCATCTACACTTATTATAAATGGGTCAGGTAAATCTATCCCTTTAGTATACTCAATCGCCTCTAGGGACTTGCTAGCGGTTGATATGGTCATATTTGTGTTGGTAAATACTAAGTCTATAATACCTCTATCATATGGACTCACAAATAAGTTCAATCTATCTAGTGCTCGTAAAACTTCCTTAACATCCACCTCACAAGTATATGGATATTTACCAGCTAATAATGGAACTACATTTGGATACTCAGCTGCCCCTTCTTGTAATGCTCCTGTAATAATTACATTCTGTCCTATTGCTCTTAATAATGTACAATCCTTATTTACCGTAAATATTACCTTCTCTGTATCTATAGATTGTAATAAATTGGCTAAAGTTGGAGGTATTAATAATTCCATGTCATCCAGATACTCACCGTCCAACTCTGTACTATACACTTTTATAGCATCTGCAGTAATAAGTTGATTATCTCGTAGTAAGTAACTATATAATACACCATCATTAGATGATGTACTTTTGGCTTTTGCACCATCAACTATTGCATTACTCAAAGTTGTATATGTTATCATAAACTCTTTATCAGCATCTATATCCAAAGTTGGGTAAACTTCATCACTAACTATTTCTACTTTATATGTACCATTACCTTTTACCTCTAAATAATTGTCCATTAATTTAAGTCCTACTGTATCTTTAGTAGTTTTATTTATCAACTTACTAAATTGATCAGCTTTTACTATAACTGACATATCTTCATCACATTTTGTTGGATGATTAACTGTTATGAAGTTAACTCCATCTGTAGCTCTAAGAGATATACCCTCAACGCTAAAATCTAATTCATAATAATTAGTTATTTCTAATAAGTTACTAGGCTTACATCTACTCGCTGCACTTAACATATTTTTTAATATACTTGTATTTAATTTCATTATAAAACAACTCCTTTTAAAATAATTTTCTCTGTTTTTTAGATGTCTCAGCTTCTACGATTTCTTTTTCATCATCCATGGCACCCAGTTTGTTATTGCCCATTCTGTTTTTAGCCATGTTGAAATATTTTTCATCTTTTTCAATCCCAATAAAATCTCTATCGGTGTTTAAACACGCAACACCGGTTGAGCCACTACCCATTGTAAAATCCAGTACTAAATCTCCCTCATTGGTATAAGATTTTATTAACCACTCCATTAGTTCTGTAGGTTTTTGTGTAGGGTGCAAAGGTTGCTTACCACCAGCACTAACTCTATTTACTTTCCTAACAGTTGTAGGAGTTCTTTTTCCATCATTTATCCAAGTGCCACTATTATCACTAGTAAAATTTATATCATCCTTTCCATTAGTTCTATTATTTTTTCTTATATAAGGAGTTCCTTCATCACATATCCTATTATAAGTAGGTGGTTTTTCATAAAAAACACTTATATTTTCATGAATATTAAGTGGTTTTTTATTCCCATTTGCAAAATCAGTACCTTTATCTTTCTGCCATATTATTTCATACTTAAAATCTTTTAAATTGCTCATATTTAATGCACTTGTAAATGGTTGTTTTCCAAATAAAATAATAGGAGTATTTTTCTTTTTTAATTTATATAATCGTCCCCACATTTCATCGAAAGGAATTATCTTATCCCATTCACAAATTTTAGTTAGTGTCCCATATGGCGGGTCGGTTATTATGGCATCTACCTTTACTCCAGCTACAATTAATTTGTCCATAATTTCCAGACAATCCCCGTTGTATAATTTATAACTCATATACATCCCTCCATTATATTCACTTCTATGTACATATATAGTATATAAAAAACCCGGTATTTACTAACCGGGCTTTCAATATTTTTAAATTTCTATTCCTTCTCCATACCATCTGTATGTTACTTCAATGTCGGTCTTCATTGGTATTTCAAATATACCATCTACTACGTGTACCATTATATGTTCTAATATGTCTCTAACTTCTTTGGCGTTCTCTTTTGGGCAAACCCCTAATACCTCATCATGAATACAAGCTATAAGATTGTAGCCCAATTCTTGCAATCGTTTATTGTCATGGATTCGTATCATGGCTATCTTCGTTATATCCGCTGCGCTTCCTTGAATAATACTATTAACACATTGTCTTTGAGCATCAGCTATATAACCTCCATTGTCTACTAATTTATATCCTTCATCCTTGGCCATTTGTTTTATTTTTTCTTTTGCATCCTTACCAAACGCTTTTCTCATTAATTTAAGATATTTAAAATAAACTTCATCGCTCACCTCTGTAGTGGATCCACCGGTAAAATCTAATGGATTAAATGTATCAACTAAGTTAGGGTTCTCCACTGTTATTTCAATTGGGTCTAACTGCATATTAGGTAGTCTTCTTTTTCTACCCCATGCAGTCTCTACAAAACCGTAAGTTCTAGCGTTTTCTTGTGCAAAGTCTACAAAACCTTTTACATTTGGGAACTGATCATAAAAGTCATTAATAACTTGTTGTGCCTCCTCTTTACTAATATTCATTTGCTCAGCTATACTTGTTACGCCTCTACCATACATTATCCCTAATAATATAGGTTTAACACTACTTCTTCTATTTTTTCCTTCTGGATTAACTGTTCCATCCGGTCTAAACTCTTTACATTCCTCATATGGCATATTATATAGTTTACTTGCTATGGTACTATATAAGTCTTTACCGTCTAAATATGCTTGTATCATATGTTTATCACCACTCATGTGGGCTAAACATCTTGGTTCTTGCTGCATTCTGTTACGAGGTTCGCTACACCTCCTCCAGTTTCCTGGAGTGTCGGACTAGCTCTTCAGTATCGGTAATTATCCGATAAACTGCTCGGCGTTTCGAAGTCGCTTGACTTCTACTCTACTAGGTTAACCTATATTATAGGTTCTGTTCGATAGTCTCTACACTTGGTACATATCTCCATTTATAACCACCTGCGGTTTTTCTTTTGCCTCTACATACTTTGCTTATATTCTGTCTAGCAATCCCGGTCTCCTCTTCCGCCTGTATAGGACTTTCAAATTTATGTATTATATTACCTTCCAAATCTAACTGCAACACCGGTTTGCGTTTAGTTCCTGGATATACTTTAAATCGTTCTATTTGATTCATGGAGTTGTCTACCCATTCTAAATTACTTACGTCATTATTTAATCTATCGGCATCTATATGATGTACTATAGGGTAATTATTGGGATTTGGAATAAATGTCATAGCCACTAATCTATTTACCCTATACATCCCTCTTTTACATCCTCTAGACAGTTTAACTCTATAATACCCATCAGTAATATGTTTAGTAAGTAATTTACCTTCTTTGTTATACACATCACCATTTTCAGTGATGAAATAAAATGGATTCTCTATATTATCTATTATTAGTGGTTTCATATAATCACCTCCATTAATAGATATGTACCTAGCTCGGTATTACCATGCCATTTATGGTTTAGGTTTCACCGAATTAACCGAGTTTTACTTCAGCCAGTCTTTTAGGTTAACTGAAGTCTCCACCAATTATTACATTACCTTCACCAGCTATAAACATTTGTCTTATATCATGTCCTGCATCTATTACAGTTCCATCACTTAATTTCTTAGTTTTGCTGGGTATATTCTGCAAATTTGGATTACTACTACTAAATCTACCTGTCTTAGCGCCATACTGGTTGAAGTGCGCGTGTAACTTACCAGTTCTTTTGCTTATATGATCAGGGATAGCATCAATATAGGTACTTAACAGTTTACTCATACCTCTATATTCTAATATACAACTCACTAATGGATGGTTTAATTGTTTTAGTTGTTCTTCACCAACACTTCGTTGTCCCTTTGGTGGGTCTAATTTTAAGACATCATAGAATAGTATTACTAGTTGTTGATTACTTCCTATGTTAATGTTTACTTCCCCTAACTCACTTATTTTACCATATTTATCCGGGTGTTTTACTCTTAAGTCATTGAATGCACCTTGTTCATCAAGTTGTGCCACCTGTGTATTAAATTCATTAAGGGCATTATCCATATACGTAGTATATCGTTGTTTTAATTGTTGTGCTAAATTGGTATCTATGTCTACTCCTTGTGCCTCCATATCGAATACTACTTCTATTAGCGGCATTTCTATATTTCTAAATACATCCGCCACCCTTTCAAGTCCCTTTTTATAGCAACAATCTCCATCTCTGTCTAAATACTTATACTGAAATTCGTATAACTCGTATGTCATTATAGGGTCAAAGGCTGCATACATATATCCAACATCTGGTGGGATCTTATTGAACTCAATTCCATTAAATAACTCACCGAATTTCCCAACTTCAGCGCTTTCACCTGTACAGTACTTTTGCCATAATACTTTTAATCCGTGGGGCTCATTTTCATTGAGTAAGTATCCTCCAATTAATGTATCCCAGTATGGCACTATTTTAACTCCTATCATCCAATATAATATATGCATATCATATTTACTATTTTGTAGGACATACTTAATATTTTCCCTATTACATACTTCAAAGAAGTTACGCATAAATTCTTTACTTACATTATTCTTTAATTCCATATTAGTCATATAACTTACGTGTCCTACTGGAATATATATTCCTTTTTCTCCCGGTGTATATAGACATATACCAGCTATTTTTCCATCTATTCTATCAAGTCCGTTTGTTTCGGTATCTACTGCCAATATACCATTATCTAATACTTTATCCAGATATTGATCAATACGTTCTTCTGAGGTTACTAGTTCCATTCTATCTAATCTATCGCTAAATATTTTAGTGGACATCATCTTAGCATACTCCACTTTATCTTTCATTGTTTTTGGCACTACTGTTGTTACTGGTGCTCTTTTATTTTTCTTTTTATTCAACACTTCCAAGGCTTTTTTATTAGTCTCTTTATTGTTATTACAACGACTGAATGTATCTTTAAATAAGCTCATTATATCCCTCCTATAAAAATACCAGGTAATTTATACCTGGTATTTACTTGTTATTTATTTGTATTCTAAAATTCATCATCTACAACTCTACGTCTTCTACTTTCCCTTCTTGGTGCTTCCTCACGTCTAGTTGGTGCAGGTTCTTCGCTACTGTGTCCTTTACTGCTACCCCAGTCATATATACCGTCTACTATATCTATCATGTCCGCTTTACTAACTTTTGTAATATAAGTTCCTTCTATATTAACTTTTTCAGGGAAATCCTCTAAACCCTTGTTGTCTTTTTCTAAAGCGAACATTTCATAAGTTGTATTAGTATCACCTTTTTTACCTTTTCTCTCAATCTCAATCGGTCTTTCTACCAAGCTACCATATCTATTTAAGAAACTAACTATTTTTCCTACAAAGTTTTTACCTCTCTCCCAAATTTTAAGTTTGCCATCTGTCTCATCATATAATTGTAGGAATAGTTTTTCTTGTGTTCTATATCCAGCTTTACATAGTGGGCAATCATCTTTATGTATATGTCCATCCTCATCTACTGCATTACAACTTACATATTTTCTTACTTTCTTACCGTTGACCTCAATCTCTATTTGATGTACTAGGAAAAAGTCCATATCTCCACCTTCTGGATCATCATACAACATTCTTACCTGTGCTATGTCTCCATCATCTTTTAATGTGAAATATTCACTTGATCCCATACTTGTAAATTTACCTGCATCTTTAATATTTATTTTAGCCATTTAAAACCAACTCCTTTATTTTTATTTAATTTATCTTACATATATAATATAGAAAACTTTTAAAGTTTACTAACCTATTTTTATATTTTTTTTCAAATAAAATAAGGTAGGTTAATACCCTACCTTATTTGTATTAATCACATTTTATAATATAATTTATAAAACATTAACATTGACATTCTTAATTTTGTTATACTCTTAAACATTTGTTCATTCATATAATCCCCTCCTTAATCACATTTTGTGTATCCACATTCAGGACAGCTATTACATCCTCCTGTAAAGTTTAATTTGCCTCCACAT